GACAATATGATTTTTGCTTTTTTATATGATATAGAAAATAATAAACTTACTGAAAGATTTGGATTATTAGATGATATATCTTAAGGAGGAAACATTATGGCGAATATGTCGTTGGAGGAACTGCGAAATCAGAGTCAAGCAGTTCTCGACACAACCAAAGGAAAGGTTACTACCCCTATGACCAGTACTCCCAAGCCTACCCTAGCTGAATCTGATCCTGCCTTTACTAGATCCAATCAGTCTGTACCCGGAACTAGAAGGACTCCTGTAATTAACGGAAACCCTCCCCCCACTCCTTCGATTAAAGTAGTTCATGCTAGTTTTGATTCTGAGAATGCTGTTCCTTTTGATCTAAATACTCTTGAAAAGCGTCCTCCTGAGGAAAATCCCTATGAGCAGGAGTTAATGTCTGATCTGGATAAAGCAGTAGAAGCTGAAAAGAAATCTATTAGTCAGAGAATTGCTGCTATTACAGAGAAACAGTATGAAGAATTTATTGAGGGTAAAGTAGGATCTGAAGGTTCTTCTGTTAGAGTAGATGTAACTGTTCCAGATGAATCTCCTGAACCCGAGGTTAAATATAATATTCCCGAACCTATTAAGGAAGAAGTTACTATTCATTCTACAAATACTGTAGAAATTGATAATGACATCGATGGTGATATCTATAAAGATGAAGGCGATACTTCTGATGATGAAGATTTGGGAGATTACGCAGAAAAGGAAATGGATTCTTTCACATTTAACGAAACACCTATCAATGCAGATGATATTGAAAAGGATTTGAATGCTGAAGTTGGTAATATTGAAGATGATGAGAGAGAATCTATTTTTAAGAATTTCCAGAAGGATGTAAGAAGTATTACTAATCCTATCAAGAATAAGATTAATCTTAAGAATTTTAAGATTGCTAAGGAATCTATCTCTCCCGCTAAGATTCATATGACCATTTCCGATATTAGCACTGCAGATCATTTCCTGCCTAATGCTAATAGAGTGATTACTTGTTCTGCGCTTAGTGGACCCGAGATGCTAAGAATGAATCCTGAAAATAGTAATCGTTCTAGAATTAATACTTTGAGAGAAATTTATAATATCATTTATCGCCATGTAGAGTCTAAAAAGCCCTCCAGCGTCGATGAATGGTTAAAGAATATGAGATTCTCTGATATCGATCATATTTATTTTGCTTTGTATAAAGCTACATTTGGAGGATCGAATTTTATTCATTATGAGTGTCCTAATAATTCTTGTGGTAATGTATTTATCAAGGACATTTCTTTTGATGATTTGATTAAATATGATAATGATGAAATTAAGGATAAGATGAAAGAGCTCTTTATGAGTGGCAATGATTCTATTCCTGAAAATAACGTAGAGCTTTATCAGATTACCGATGAACTGGTTGTTGGTCTTCGTAATCCTTCTATCTGGAATGTAGTTATTGAGACCGCATCTCTGTCCGATAATTTCCTTGAAAAGTATGAGGAATTGATTGATGTTATTAGCTATATCGATAGTATTTATACTATTGATATGCAGACTTCTAGTCTGATTCCTATCGATCTTAAACCCGATAAGAATGATGTAGCAAAGTCTTCTGCTCGTAGAATTAAGATTCTTGCAGATGTACTACGCAAACTTCCTTCTGATAACTATTATCAGCTTCGTGCCGATATTGCTAATGCATTCCCCAATATCTCTAGTGTATCCTATAAGATTCCTGAGTGCACTTGTCCTAAGTGTAATACTTCTATTGGAGAGACTGCTATCGGGGCTCAGCAGTTGCTTTTTATGCGTCACCAGCTGGGAGCTTTCGGAGCACTATAGAATATTACGAGCAAATATGTGCTAACTTTAAAGGAAGAATAAGTATATCAGATTTATTCGATCAACCCTTTAATGTAGTGCATGAGCTCTATAGAATAGTGTTTAACCAAAGACAAGCCATGCTGGAAAAAGAAGAACGAGAACGAAAAGAAAAAGAGGAAGCCGAGAAACGCGCATTAGAGGAAGAAAGAGAAAAACGTAGTGGCAATATGCCAATGACATATGCTGTAAATCATTCGAGAGTTACGCCTCCTTCAAAACAAGATCATAGTTCTGCTGCAGATAATATAACTGTATCGGATCTTGAAGATTTTCTAGAGGAGGTTACAAGTTGATCTCACGTTATGAGTTTATAAAAGATTCAATCTCTTCGGATAATCCAACACACGATCTGTCTCATTATTATGATGAAATGAGCGTGTTATACTATTTAATAGGTGGAAGATCTGATATTGATATCTTTACTGGAAAAGATAAGGGTAAATTCGGCTTTTCATTATTATTGGAAAAAGAAGAATCTGCCTCTATTTTGCAAACAAGATGCAATGGTGCTAAATATAATGTATATGGTGAGAGTTACAAGATAAAAGCAAAAATCTCTAAACCTAATACGGTATTTCTTACCATTAAAAAAGAGAAGGAAGTCTAGATGGCTTCCTTCTCATTATTGATCGATCCCACATTTGATTAAAGAGGTGATATTCAATATGATCAATTTATATGAAGCTAAAACTGATAATATTTCTATGAAAAGTGATCATCTGAGAGTATCTTTGCTGGATGTAGATAAACTTGTTAAGGTTAATAATCTTAAACCAGTTACCAATCCTATTATCTTTCAAGGAGGAAATATTCCTACTCCAGATGGTCTATTGAGTAATGAAATTTTCGGAATTACTAGATATGATAGAGCTAATACTTGTGCATATATTGATCTTGTAGAACCCTTTCTGAATCCTATTGTATATAAAACTTGGTCTAAACTAGATAAAAATATTATAGCTATTATTCACGGTACTTCTAATTTTACTGTAGATGGCAGAGGCGTATTGAAAGAAGATCCTGATGGCGATACTGGGTTAAGATTCTTGAGAAAGAATTTTGATAAAATTAGTATTTCTAGAACTACATCTCTTAAAAGAGATGCTAATGCTAATTTTATTGAAGAATGCCAAAAGAATCCTTCTACTGCTTTTATGAGTAAACTTATTGTAGTACCCGCTTATTATAGAGATGTAGATACTTCTAAAAAGGGAAAAATACAAGTAGGAGCTCTAAATGAATTATATAGAAATCTAATAATTGCTGTAAATTCTTTAAAAGAATCTTCTGATTATGGATTGGATTTAGGCCAATCTATAAGAGGCAGAATACAGCAGCTATTAATACAAATATTTGATTGGTTTGGTAGTGGTACTACTATTAACGGTGAAGTTACAGGTTCTACACTTCCTGGTAAGATTGGCGTAATAAGAAGATCTGTAATGTCTAAAACTACGGACTATGCTTCTCGTGCTGTTCTATCTGCACCTGAATTAAAATATGAAAAATTAAGCGATATGCCTGTAGATTTAGATCATGTAGGATTGCCTCTCGCTGCGGCTCTTTCTAACTTTACACCATTTATTGTATTTGCAATTAAGAGATATTTTGAAAACGCATTATCTGGCGATAAGAAGATTCCTGTGTATAGCAATAAAACCGGAGAGATAGAACGAGTAGTAGATGTAAAAGACTATCAAATTCAATTTTCTGAAGATAGAATAAAGAAAGAGATTAATAGATTCCTTACTGGATACTCTAATAGATTGATTAAAGTAGAAGTAGAAGGAATAGATAATAAGATGTATCCTTTACGATTTAAAGGATATAGAACTACCATGGAAGAATATAAGAGTGGCATAGATATAGCAAATAATTTATATCAAAGAGATCTTACCTGGGTAGATATATTTTATATGGCAGCAATAGAAGTTACACAAGATAAACACGTATTGATTACTAGGTACCCAATCGACAGTATTTATAATCAATTTGCTTGTAAGGTCAACGTAACTTCTATGAACGAAACCGAACCCATGATTATTCAAGGTACATTCTATAAACATTATCCGAAAATTAGGCAAGAAGATATTGGTAAAAATACTTCAAATATGTTTATAGATACAGTACAATTATCTAATCTATATCTGGCCGGTCTTTCTGGGGATTATAGACATCGCCATTGTAATCCTTAAACCTCTTGAATTGCTGGAAACCTAAGTCTATATCGATATGGCAATCAGCAGCTAAGCTCGAAAGAGAAAGTTCAGAGACTATCGAAAAGCTACTATATTGTAGAACTGAGTAGAGTAGGAGATCAAGCTAATGGATCTTCGAAGCGGGAGGATAGGAATTAATTCCTATATGATATAGTCCAATTACATTCGAAAGAATGGAAGTAGAGTTGCGTCTACAAAATTATATAAGGACGGCGACACAGTTTCAATTCGTGGCATCTTTACTAATGAAGCTAATGAAGAATTAGATAAGATTATGAATGCTAAATATAACTATATTACTTCTGGTAATACTGGTATTAGAACTTCTAGTAATGAGGCAATTCAATCTTTGTATAATTTGACATTGGTTTTAGAAGATGACGAGAAAAAAATGACACCTAATGATAGCATTACATTTGCTTAAAGATAAATACGTCTAGGGTTATTTTTACCCTAGACGTTACAATTAATATTTATAATTGTATATTACAATTATGTAGTAGGATGATGCGCTTCATCCTACTACATATCAATTTGGAAAGGAGTTGATTCATGAACATAGCTATCATGATGATCGTTGCAATCTTGGGATTGCAGTTGGTAATTGATTGCTTAATTATTAAGATCTTTAAGAATCTTACTAAGTAAGCAATCCACATCTTGAATTATGTTGTGAAAATTTATGAGATTTACGCTCTTATATATAACGAGGATATTTATATCTCCGTTATTTTTTGTTAGTTAGATAGCTAGAACAAATTAGTAATATAAAAGGAGGTATTTAGTAATGGGTAAATTTACTAATTCTAAATATACTCAGACTATAGAAAGTCTGGTCAATGCTACCAATTCTAAAATAAATAATCCTTATTATAAATTTAACGATAAAAAGCCTACTGAAGTGATCTATTATAGACAAAATAAAGAAAAGTCTACTCTAGATCCGGCTAGTGGTACTAATTATCAACATGTAGGAGATTATTCTCCTATCAAATTCAATAAGATTAAAGGATTCTTCTTATATGGTTGGGAAGGATTGAATTGAATTATGATGTTAGCGATTATGGTCTAGAATCTGGAGAGATTAATGGAGAGGCTATTATACTTCCTAATACAATAGAGCCCACTCCTGGAGATTTCTTTTCTGTTCCATATATCAAAGAGGATGTATTGTTTAAAGTTATATCTATCACTACAGATACTTTGGATAATGGAAGTAATTTTTATAAAATTGAATATAAACTTGAATTGATTAATTCTACAGATAAAATCGAAAAACAAGTTGTTGCTACATATAATTTCTTAGTAGGGAATGTGGGAACAGATTTTAATGCTGTAGTAAGTGATGATACATATAATCTAGTATCTAAATTAGAAGTATTGCTAGAAGAACAATGCGATCTATATCAATTATTCTTCGATGCTGGCGTACAGACATTTGTATATGAATATAATGGTAGTTTTATCTATGATCCTTATTTGATCGAGTTCTTACTAAGAACTAAAATTCTCTCTTATGCTAAAGATTATATTTATGTACATCATGCTACAAACAATTTAAGAAAAACATTTTCTTATGAATATGGTAAGACTATTTTTAAATCTATAGAAGATGCTAGCATGATATCTGATTCTTATAAATATTATGCTAGTGCCACTAAAATAGAAGATATTAATAGTCTATTTGTAACTAGATTAGAAGATTATTATCAAGTAGATTATTTCCCGAAATATACTTATATATCTACTTTTGATATATTAAACGAAGATTTGGCTGATCGTATTAAAAGTAATACATATTATGATGAAGGAGATACAAACTTTATTTATAATTTATGGATTGCTTATTTTAATAATGATACATCTTATTTAAATGAATCTATGATAGATATCATTAGAAATTATGATTATAAAAATAATAAAGAATGCTTCTATATGATTCCTATCACGATGTATATTCTTTCTAAATTTACAGAAGGACTCATGAAATAAAAATATTAGACTAGGCTATAATAAGCCTAGTCTAATTTGGTTTTAATTATATATTATATATATAATCTTTATGATAAATTATTTGGTTTAAAGAAGGAGATGAGACTTCTACGAATACACAATAAATATAAACCTCACATCTAATTAATAAGGAGATTTCCACACACTTACTACTTAAAGGAGCTACCGCTATGTCAAACAATACTGAACAAATTTTGAAAACTGCTAAATTCAATCAAAACTTAGCTATCGAAATCTATTGTGAGTTATATATCTACAATCACTATTCGGAATCAGAAATTGGAATTGATTATAAATCTTTTGGCTATAAAGACGATATTCTACCAAATGAAAATGAATCTAAGACCTGGCTTGAAAACCTTAGATATAGATTGAATTCTATATTTAGGCGTAGAGGAATTAGTATTAAAATTGACATAGAAGATGTTGAAGATATTATTCGAAATCAAAATGAGTTTGTTCCCAATTTTACATAAACTATTATACGAGAAAAGGACATAGTTCCTTTTCTCGTTTATATATTATAAATATAGAGATTATTTAAAGGAGATGTAAATATGTTGCATACAACAGATAATCGTGAGCCTACTTTAGATAGAAATTCTCTTATGAGAATTGTAGGAATGCTTCATGATGAAGGATCGAAATATTGGAATCAGGCAAATGCGATCAATGGTGTAAATGATATTAATTACATTAAAGGAAAAGATTTTCATACTGCAGCAGCTGAATTGGAAAGAGCATACGCCAGATTGGGTATTATTATCTGATTTTAATGGGGGTAGATTTTTCTACCCCCATTATTTTTTTTTTCTTGTATTTCCCTATGATCCGTAAAAGTCTATCAATATAATTATATATTATAATAATGAATAAGGATATAGATATCTTAGGGAGATAAGATCTATAATCTATTTCCAACACTTTACAGTTGTTATGTTGTAAAATTAGGAAAACTGACTTCTCATAAAATCCTTTGAGAGTGTAGAAAGGTTATTAAACTCCTATATGGAGTATTGGAGGTTTCACCATGAAAATCGCTATCTCTTTCACCGCTAAAGAAGTTGCTTACTTCAACAAGATTTCCACCAAGTTCGACGGCGAGCATCTGGAGACCTATGAAGATAAGACCAAGGCTGCCGCTACCAGCGCGCTGTTCTTCATGATAATGGCTCTTATGATGTCACCATGAAGATCAATGAGGAGTTTACCTGCGAGCTTTTCAAGTTTGTCGAGGAGTCCTGCGACTTGATCATTGGCTTTGCTAGATCCGCCAAGTTGCTGTTCAACAGCGCTTCCACCCGCTTCAACAAGTGGAAGAATTCTCCTTACGAGCTCATCGCCAATGACTGGTTCGAGAAACGCAACAACTCCAATCCCATCATCATTTACAAGGTGGTTGATGGGAAGGATTCTACCTGGAACGTCAATGAGCTGATCCATAAGGATCAGGCAATTACTGATGTTTCCGAGATCAGCAAGTACGCCTGTGAGATCCACTTTGCCCGTCTCAATAACAATGAAATCGAATACACTGACCTTGCTCAGATCTTGTCTGACATGGACAACTGAGTAGGTCAGCAAAGGGGGAGACGAAAGTCTCCTTCTTTTTTTGTATTGTTTCGTATATTTGCTCTTTAGGAACATAGTAGTAATCTATTAATAAATGGAGGTATATAATTATGCCTAAAAATATTAAGATTGGCTATGCCATTCTGGAAGATATGCATAGCCCTGCTGATGTAAAAGTCATTGGAGAAAACAATGATCGTCTAGTAGCAGAGGCATGTCTTCAGGAAGCTGAAGAAGAAAATAGAAATGGTAGATGTTATCTAACTGAGGATCTTACTAGAGAGCAGCAGTGTAAGAGAACTAAAGAACTGCTTGCTGCTGGATATATGCTTGGTGAAGCCGGACATCCTACAGATACATCTATTATTAGACAACAGACTATAGCTCCTGATAATACTGCTGTTAGATATCTTAAGTATTGGATGGATGGTCCTAAATGGATGGCTCATTACCAGGGTACTTATAATCATCTTGGTGAAGCTGTTGATAAGGATCTCCGTCATGGATATAAGCCTGCTTTTTCTATGAGAGCTCTTGGATCTCTTGAAAACATTAACGGTAGAAATGTAGTAAGAGACCTTAAATATATTACGCATGATTTTGTGATCTTCCCTTCTCATCCTGGTGCTTATACTACTGGATTGGTTTCCGAATCCGCCGGAATGAATAAATCTTATTTCCAGGAAGCTTTTGAATCTGTAAATAAAAATAATAAGTCTACTACTAGAGGTAGCATTACACCTATTTATAATGAACAAGTAATTTCTTATTTGAAGAGTGAATCTGCCAATATTAAGTCTATTCTTGAACAGATTGACGTATTCTATGAATCTATTAATGTTCTTGGCAATAGAGTTTCTCTAAGAACCAAGGCTGGAGATTTCTTTATGGTTAATCTTGAGAGTTATATCCAAGATGAGATTTTTGATTACTGTAAAAAGCATCAGTAATTATATTAACTATAAATTAAAGAAATGCTTTTCATTCATGGTATCTCCTCTCCTTTTGTTTTGGTTTCGGATTGCGGGCTTGATCAAACTTTGTTCATTTCGTTTACCTCCAATATACCGGATAGAGAAATCTATCCGGTATATTATTTGTATCTATTTAGGGCTTATAATTAACTGGTATTAACTTATTAATAAACGTTCGTCTCATGGGAGGAGAGTTGTTATTATGGTAATAACTATAAGAGACATTCACAAGAGACTTAAATCACTTCCCGAGTCCACTTCGATGGGCAAATTTTATCATTACTATCTGAAGAAATCAGAAGATGCTATAAATAGTAATGATCCTTCTAAAATTATGAAAATTTTAGAATTTGCAGCAAATGATACTTCAAATTCTATTTATCTATCTACAGTAGTTGAACTATTTGATGCATTGGTAGAGTGTGGTACATATGGTAATGTGATTCAGTATGGCAATCTTATTACAGAAAAATATGTAAGTAAAGTTAGAGATGCAAAAGAAACTCAGACTAACCTAAAAAGAAAATTAGGTAGAATGAAATCTAATTATACTACAAAAATTCAGAATAACTTTGATGATATTCAAGGTGAAATATATGCCAAACTTCATCAAGCTCAAAATAATTTAACTAAGAATCTAAATACTATTAAAGGAAATGTAAATAAAGGACTAAAGATATCAAATAAATCTAAAGAAGAAAAAGCTAAACAAGAAGCTGCTATTAAAATATACGAGAATATGATTGATGAATGCACTAAAATGATTTATTGTGATCGTATTCTTGAGAATTATAATAGAATTTCAAAGAGATTCAATATTGATAGAATAATTCAAGAGAATATATATCTTAATGGTATAGAAGATACTATTAATGAAATATGTCATCTTGTTGAAACTTATGATGTTCCTGATAAAGTCAAATATAATACAGTATTAGAATCTGTATGGTATGGTTTCAATAAGAATCATGTAGATTGTCCTAATTCTATTATTGTAACAGCAGTATCTGATTATTTCCTGGCTAAAGGAAATAATAGAGATATGTGTTCTAAACTTCTGGAAGCCTCTATGATTGTTAAGAAAGATGATTATATGGGAGATTTAGAAGTTATTCAGGAAGAAGAGCCTGAAGAAGGCTCAGATACTATGGATGAATCTATGATTCAAGACCATATTAGATCTTATGTAGTTGGTTATGATAGAAATAACTCTATTCAATTAAAAGAAGCAACTTCTTTTAATTCTATCTTTGAAAAATTTAGATCTTCTGATGAGGAGAAAAAAGAAACCAAACTGCAATTTCTTATTAGAAAGCTATATGCCAAAAATGTAGATGATATTCTTGAAGGAACACCTACTTTATTTAATTACATTAGAATAGTATTTATTCTCGGATCTGCTGCAATCCATCCTGTTTTGCTGGCAGTATCTGCAATTGCCGATGTCTTTATATCTCTGCATATGCAGAGAAAAGAGACTGAGAAAATGATCAAGTTCTTTGATAATGAAATTGGTAATACTAATAAGAAATTAAAATCTACAACTAGTGCTGAAGAAAAAGATAGACTTACTAAATATAAGAAAGAGTTAGTTAAGGGAAAAGAAAAGATTGAAGAATATTATGAAACAATGCTCACGGATAATGAAATCGAAGCCAAATATGATGAAGATAGTGATGCTGAAGATACGTTTAGTAATATTCTAGGCGATGATGATTCTGAAGGCGATGATGACTTCGATTTCGACGATGATTTTGATGATGATTTTGGAGATTTTAATGAGGCTGTAAGACTTGTTCCTACTGTATCTAAAATAGCCGAAGAATTTTGTTCTCTACCTTTACAGACTGTAGATGAAGATGAACTACAAGAGATTTTTAATCATGCTCCCGAACTCTTTAAAGACTTTACCAATATATCTATTATTCGTCCTGATGTAATAGATCCAGATATGATGGATCATCTAATTGAATCTAGAATCGATTTTGTTAGAAAAAATAATACTACTATTTCTAAGTATAGTGAATTATCTATGCTTTCTGAATGTAGATATATGCTAAAAAATAGAAATGTAGATCGTTTGACGAATGATAAATTAAATACTATTTATGAAGCAGCATTTGATTTAAGTATTATGTATGAAATTATGTCTGCATTTAATGGCTTAAAGAATGCTTGCGATTATTACCACCCTTTAATTGAAGGATCTTTTACTAACTCAATTACTCTTGCTTCTGAAAAACTTAAAAAGACAATTCAAAAAATGTCCGATAAAGAAAAGCAAATTAGCAAGAATATTGATGTAGCCGCAAATAATACTAAGAAAGCAGTAGAAAGATCTCTAACCACAGATAATAGAGAAGCCATTATCAAGGGATCTGTTCTACCTTCTGCAAGCAAAACTATTAAACTTGCCATAACAAGCGGTGGACTATTCTTAATTGATCCTGTTCTGGCAGTTATTGGTGTCCTTGGTTATCTTGGTACTAGCAAGAAATTCAAGGCAAAAGAACGTCAAATGATGATTGACGAAATTGAAATCGAGCTAAAGATGTGTCAAAAATATATAGATATTGCTGAAAGTAAGAATGACATGAAAGCTCTTAAGAAACTTCTTACTATTCAGAGAGAACTAGAAAGACAACATCAACGGCTTAAGTATAAGATGAAGATAGACTTTGGTCAGAAATATTATGATACAAAGACTACTCCTGCTTATACCTCTAACGAAGAAGATTAAAAAAAATAAAGCAAGGAGATTTCTCTCCTTGCTTTTAAATTTTAGAATAGGCTATCGATCAAACTTGAATCCATAATCACTTTAATTTTTGATGCAATTGGGGTTTTAATGATTTCCCCATATTTGCTATCATCTATACAATTTGTAAATTTAGAAACGATATATTGTCTTTCATATAACTTAATCGGTAGAAATATCAGATATTCTCTTTTATTATCTTTACAGCCATTAAATGCTAAATAGTGCTTACCAATATTTTCATCATCTTGCCTAATAAAGAATAATTCTTGATTAGAGTTATAAGAACTACTCCAAAATTCATATAGATATATTTTGTTGCTTTTATTTGCAATTTTATTATATTTATTAATTTTTGTAATTTTTATAAAATTGCTTTCTATATCTTTAAAGTCATATATATTAATATTATTATTTATAGGAATATAATATTCTTGAATTATAGAGTGTTCATATTTATCATTATGTAGTGCTTTAAACCTATCAGAATATTCTATAGCATCTTCTACTGTAAGAAATCCAAATACTTCTTCTGGACTGACAATAATTTTATTTGAAATATTAAATTCCAAATGTTCTTTATTATCTTGGTCGGCCATAGATATATACGGATAATTATATTCACTTGCTATTGCTACAAAATACATTTTATTTTACCTCCTAAATATATTACTTATTGTTTAGGTATAATCAGAATTATAATATGCAATCGAAACAAATTATTAACGATAGAAAAGGAGGTAATTCTTTTGTCTATATTTTTTAATAATTTGGATGTATATAATGAACTTCAAGTCAATGGACAAGAAGTTGGAGATTCTACCGATAATGATGTAGGAGCTACTGATTATACTGCAGATGCTGGAGATGATGCTGCAGCTTCTGATAATCCTGCCGATGCCCCTGAAGATTATACCGTTCCTGATGAGGGAGAAGATCAAACTCCTGAAGAAGCAGATCAGAATTCTCCTGAAGATGGTACTGAAGGAAATCCTGAAGGTGGAGATGATACTCCTACTGAAGATTATACCGATGATGGTGGAGCCACTGAAGGAGGAGAAGCTTCTCCTGAAGGTGGTGAAGGAGAAGAAGGCGGAGACGATTATGCCGATGATGATTACGGCGATGATTCTTCTCAATCTGAAGATGAGATTAAGGCATTAGAAGATGAATTGTTTTCTAAATTTAATGATCAACAGATTTCTATCATGACTACCGATCTTAAGAAACAATATGCCAAGTTATACGATATGCTTGAAAATGTCATTGAAAGAATCAATCAGGCTCCTAAAGAGGATAATTATATTAAAGCGATTGAGTACGTTTCTAATAATCTATCTGATGTAAAAGACATGCTCAATGATTATTTAGTATATACTTTTAGTACAAAATCTTTTATAGAAAACCAAATAAATTATAAGAGATTTTGTATTACAGTTAAGCAAATTAATGCCATGATTGAGAGAATTTACTCCAATAAGAAGCAATAAAAAACACCTAATTCATTGAAATGACTAACAATATAGTAAAATGCTACCATATTGGGAGCTTTTATAAATCTAACCAAGAAAATTTACTATAAGGAGGAAAATACAATGCCTAGTGTCGTAGGTACTCGTAAGTCCACTGTTGATGTGGGCCGTGGTTATAACCGCGATCCGCTTGCTAAATACGCTGCTTCTTTTAATGAGTGTGTCCAGGACATTCTGAATGAGAATGGCGTAGATCTGTACTCTGAGCCTGCTAAGGCTATGATGTACAATGCTCCTCGTGAGAGACTGCTTGAGTTCTTCATGGAGGGCACCAATGATGATAACAATAAGGCCGTTGAAGCTACCGATCCTGAGAGCTTCGCTGACCTGGTTGAGGAGTCTAACATTGCTCTGAAGGAGCAGTTCGAGAATGACCGCGAGGCTGTTCTGGAGTATGCTTCTCTGAACTCCTTCAACCCCGTTATCGGCATGACCTTCCCCCTGCATAAGAATATCCTGATGAACAACATCTTTGACAAGGGTGCTATTCCTAAGGTTGTTGCTCGTGAGCCTAAGTTCACCATTACCATGGAGACCCGTTATCTGGTCACTCCCGATGGTGAAGAGATCGATATGTTCAAGGATCAGTATAAGATGACTGCTGCCATCGATGCTACTGCTCCCTTTGTTCCCATCGAACTGACTCTGCCTGAGGTTGAGACTACCGATATTCTGGCTGAGTTGGGCGCTACCGATATCGATAACGTCTCTATCGATACCCATATCTCTGCCGTTAAGACTACCGTTTACCTGAAGGCCGGCGATATCAACCCCGAGACTGGTGTTGCTGCTGATGCTGACGGTGAGGTTGAGGTCTGGCTGCCTACCAACTTCCGTTTCGTGCCCGCTTATGGTGAGTATGATCGCACCATGACTGAGCCCGTTCGTATCAAGACTCGCGATGCTGCTAACCCCGATGAGTATATCGTCCTGGAGGACGTTCTGATGGGTTACACCAAGAAGAATAAGTACACCATCAGCTCTGCTAAGGGTGTTGTCACTGACGTTCGTCTGAATGCTCAGCTGGATACTTCCACTGCTATGCTGCGTACTTGCTCTGTCCGTTGGGATACTCGTACCGACATCGTTGAGATTGGTAACGCTATTCCCATCAACACCCCTGTCTCCCCCGAGGAAGTCAAGGATGTTGCCGCTCTGTATAACACCAATCAGCTGACCAAGATCATGTCTATGATTAAGACTGTTCTGGGTAACTATAAGGATGACAAGATTCGTCAGCATCTGGATGAGTCCTTCATTCGTATGCCTGAGGATCAGAAGGTTGCCACTACCTTTGACTTCGTTCCTGAGCGCGCTGGTTATGCTTTCAGCCATGTCCAGTGGCGTAAGGAAGCGTTCATGGACTTCCTGGATCACGTTGTTACCATCATGCTCCAGGTCCTGAATGATCCCAACATGACCGTCTCCATCTTTGGTTCTCCTGAGCTGGTTCGTATGGTCTCCCCCACTGAGTACACCTATCAGACTCCTTCCAACATCGGTCCTGTCCAGCTGGACTACACTCGTACCGTTGTTACTTCTGATAAGCGCGTGTATCAGTTCATTGGTGCTGATAAGCTGCGTGGTACCACCAACTTTATCATCATTCTGTGCCCCCGTAACTCTGAGCGTATCATCTATCGTATTTACGATTACCAGATGTATGTCTCTAATGAGATTCGCAATGTTCAGAACTATGCTCTGCCTGCTATCCACGCTTTCGAGCGCTGGAAGTTCGTTGAGTATCAGCCTGTTCAGGGCCGTGTCCAGATCCTGCATCCCACTGGTCTGACTAACATTGCCCCCAACGATTCTCCTATTCAGACCCCCCAGATGAATGATTTTAACCTGCTGCAGCCCTAATTGCTTTACAGGTTTCAGATCCATTTATCCTCCTATAAAATTAAGAGATAGGGCTTAAAGCCCTATCTCTTAATACTTTACAAACCGTAAATAAATTAAATTTCAATTATATATAATAATAATGAGTAAGGGTTAAGTGGTCCCTTGCTCTATGTGGTATATCGTGTATAGTTTTCTCCCAGACTATACACGGAAATCTCCTTAAAGGGAGGGCGATTAAATCGCCCTTCTTTTTTTTTAATACTCTTATGGTGGAACAATACAATAACATCTCTAAAAGTTTAGGAGGTTAAATTTATGAGAAATATCTCATATGATTTTAGCTCTATTGATAATGTATTTGTAGAAGCTCTTGAGAAAGGCACTATGACCCAATCTCAACTTCGTACTATACAGAGAGAGTTAAATCTATTCTTTAAAGATTCTAAATGTATTGACATTTATTATACCAATAATACCAGTAAGCCTTTCTTTGGTATGATAGTATGTCCTAGAATTCATGGAGAAAAGATCTATGACTATTTGATGGGCGATGATAATGTCCGTTTCAGTGAATACACTATTGAAATTGATAGTCATCTTTTGAATCCTCTTCTAGGTCTGCGTTCTAAAGAAATGACTGCTATTCTGCTTCATGAAGTTGGTCATGTGGTTAATGATACTACTCCTATTATGAATGCAAGAAAGTATCTTGATGAATACATGGCTAAAAATAATGAAGTTGTTAAAATGAGTGATTCTTATCATTATAAAGAAATTTTGGCTTATGCTTTGAAAGATTTTGTATCTAAAGACAGAAGCCTATTTTATACTAATGATGTAGATGAAGTTTTGGCTGATGATTTTGTTAGAGCATATGGCTATGCTAATTCTCTAGAATCTGGTATGCAGAAAATTCTAGCTAGCAATTCTAAACTATATCAGGGTCAGGTAGATGATAAGTTTGCTACATTTTTCTGGACTCTGAGGTTGTATAGACATATGCAGTATAGACGCATTCCTGCTCTGAGAACTCTTAATAGAGCTAAGGCTCTTACTGGATCTAGAATTGAAAAAGCAGAAATTGAAAATGTAATTAGAAGAATTAATTGCATTGATGATGCAGCTCTAATGGAATCTAAGGTTTCTGGATTGTCTTCTAAGATTAAATCTCGTATGCGTAAAATGCGTATAGAGAATCTGAAATCTCTTGAAGACGATTATTATGAGATTAATATGAGAATTAGAAATGTCGAAGATGAGGAAGATGCTCTTTATCTTATGAGACAACTTAATACTCGTATTAGCATTATAACAGATTTTATTGAGTCTGAAGATCTATCTCCTGCTGAAAGAAAAAGATGGCAGGATAGTCTTGATAGATTTAATAGACTTCGCCAGGATCTATCTGATACCATGGTTTATAAGAATAAATCTTATGGACTATTTGTTGCTTATCCTGATATTCAAGAAAATCGATATTAATAAAATAGAGAGGCAAAGGCCTCTCTATTTTTTTTTGTAATTATATTTACTTTTGGTTATATATTATATATGTAGATTACGCTTAAGCATCACAAGTGTTAATCTAAATATTTTTGGGAGGTAAAACCACTAATGAAAAAAGATAAGATTATGTATGTCGTGTATGATTACGACAAGAACGAGTCGATATTTTCGACTGTTTCGTTCAAGAAGTTATACAACTTCTTGAACGCTTATCGTACTGGTGATGGCGACATGGCAAACATGTCAGTTAATTTCGAAAGAAAGTATCATGAATTGAGCTGTTCTCAGGCGTTGATGAATGCTAATAATGATGAGACCTTTACCAGTATTATGGCGACTATTATGGAAGACAGCATCCGCATGATGTATATCACTTCAGCAACTGAGACAGATCGTAGCATGGATCATTTTAAAGTCTGCAAAATTTTCAGAGGTATATCCAGAAATGTACTCGAAATGGAATACGTTATCGATGGGGATACCTTTGTGACAGAAGATGTTGAATGGCCTATTTATCTCCATGCAAACCATTTCCGCGTTTTCTGCATCTTTAAGCATCTTACCGAAACTCCTATTATGATCAATTCTGTGGAGGATTAAAAGATGTTTATAAAGACAAAAGAGCATAGCGAAGTTGATGAGAAGTCTTATATCAAAGTTATTCGTAAAATGCAGTTACGCAGAACGAACGATGTAATTACATATTACGAATTTGACGGTGTGGAAGATCTTGATGAAATTATCAAGGTTATCTATGAAGCAAGAATTCCTTGTTCATTGCTTAGCTCTATTGAGCTTGTGTATTGCCAGCATAACGATAATGTGCATAAAGTAATGAGCACAATTGATTACAACTGTATCGATGGGAAGGCTACTTTAAGCAACTTCCTTGAAGCGATCAAGGCGATGGGAGAATAATCTCCCATCGCTTTTATTTTTATTAAGGAAGACGGCAAATTACAATAGGCATGTTTACATCACCGCCAATAAACATAATTCCCCATTTACTTCCTTTTGGGATATATCTATATTGATCGGTAGGTTCAAAATATAATACGCCTTTTATCCTAGTATCTGCATTAAATTTGCCGTTACCTTTAAAAGTTTCAGAACCATCAAAAGTTTGTGTTCCTTCAGAGCTACCTGTACTGGCACTAACTATACCTCTATATACATCTACAGATCCTTGAGAGAAAAATTGAGATAGTGATGCTTTAAAGTTCATTTTGCCTTCAAAAGTATCACTTCCATCAAAAGTTTCCGTACCCCAAATATTTAAAGCACCTGTAGTGTGATATTCACCAAATGGCATAGCACAAAGTTCTTTAGGAATTTCAATGTAAATGTAATTACTCATTTGTAAATCAGATACGTCTACATTGTTTGTTTCATTTTGTATATTGGATTTATCTCTTTGAATAACTTTGGTATCTTTCATAGCAGAGTTATCCATTTGAGGTGTAAGTACAGGAATGATAAATGGAACTTTCCCGGGGTTCATTCTATCAATTGTTTTCATTGCATAACCAATTTCAATATATTTAAGATCCATTTCTTCATAAAAATTGTCTTTTGACATTGATATCAACTCCTTATTACTTAAATGTTTAAGGAGGTAGATTTAAAGGAGAAAATTATGAAATTTAGTTTAGATAAAAGGTCTTATGGATTTTTATGCCCAATTTGTAAAAGCCATTTTAAGATCTCATTTAGAGCAGATATCTCTATGCAAGGAGTTAAATATGCTATAATTCGCAATCATCAAGAAAAGAATACAAAAAAGAAATCCAATTCTATTTATAGTGATGCGGAAGTATATTTTTATGATATGTTTAAGAATCCTTTATGTGAGAAATGTGGAGAGCCTTTCGAATATATAGATCCTTTTCTGTATGATGCTATAGTTCTTTTTGGCTGCGATTATATCAAAGGAGTAGTCAAAGGCTTAGATACAGTATATTGCTGTCAAGGACATCTTCAAGAATCAGATGGTTTGGCAGAAGTGCAGGCTTTATATAAAAATGTAAAAATAGGAACAGATATCGATGTAATTACAGGAGAAGTCAGTAAACGAGTTAATTCTTCATATATTGTTTTTTACAAAGATGAAGAGTCCAATAAAATTTTAAAAGAAATAATTTCATCTATTGGACCATCTGTTTTATCTACAAATAAAAAGATGGTTAGGCATTTAGAAAGATTCAAAATTTCTTTATTTGAAAATACTTCAAGATATGATGGTGGAGATGATAAAGGACAGTATTCAGAATTAAATGTTTCTTATATAATTGATAAACTGTCTGATGAGGAGATTCAAAATCTAATTACAGATTCTAATCTTATTATATATGAAATTGCTACCAGATATAGAAATAAAGTATTTATTAAGGGAGGATTTACACATGGATAATTTGATGTCTAGTAAAGCCGTAGTATTTTATCACAATGATTTGGATGGCAAATCTTCTGGCTATAATGTACATAAACTTTTTGTCGAACCTTGGGGACTCAGAGAATATCTTGATGAATATTTCAAGAAAACTTATGATGATCCTTATAATCTCGATGTGATTGATAATGGCAGTATTGTATTTATTGTCGATCTGTCTTTCACAAGTAAAACTATAAACCAGCTTAAAGCAGTTTGTGAAAAAGCTCAAATGGTTATTTGGATTGATCACCATCAGAGCTCTATAGACTTAATCAATGATCCTTTGAATGGTCTTTCAGACCTTAAAAACCTCGTAACTTTTGTTGATAACAGCGGTAGTGGTGCATTGCTTACTTTTGCATTTAGTTATATTCCTCTTGATATTGTTAAACTTTCTATGGGGTGCACTAAAGCATATGCTGTAAGTTTTAATGATAATTACTCTGAGGGAACCATTTCTTATCAAGTAGATGATAAGAAAACTGGAGCGAGTTTGTGGGATAGTATTACGTTCAATATTCCAAAATGGATTTTCCATGTTGATGATTATGATAGATTTAAACATGCAGATCCTAATACCGAGAAATTTGTATTAGGATTGGATACAAATGATACTTCTTTGATTAAGAATAATACTTATTTCAAAGGCTTATCTAAAATCTTTAATCCTATTTGGGGCACTCTTACTTATGACAACAAATTTATCAATCAGATGATTGATAAAGGCTATACCATTAAATCTTATATCGATTCTCGTTATAAGAGAGAACTCATTAGTTGTTTTGAGTTTACCCTTCCTAATGGTACTATTTTGCTGTGCAAGAATGGTCATGGCAATAGTTGGAATTTCTCTAGTGAGTATGAGAAATATGATGCGGTTTGTCTGTTTAATTATGATGGGAAAACTGGACTTTGGAAACATTCTATCTATGCTCATAATCATGGAGAAAAATTCGATTCTGCAAAATTCTGTGAGAATTTTGGCGGAGGTGGTCATAGAGGTGCTGCCGGGTTTAGTACCAAATTGCCCATCTTTACCAATAAGGATTATTTCGAAGAAATTTGGGAAACCACTGAAAAGAAATTCTAATTACAATAAGAGCAGGACAACCCCTGCTCTTATTTTTTTGTAAAATTTATTAATTTTGTTTATATATTATAATAGTGTAATGGGGTTGTTATCCATTATAATAATTTAATAGGAGATGTATACCACTATGAAAAAATCTGAAAACACCGTTGCTACCGAACCCAAGAAAAGAGGCAGAAAACCCAAAAGCGAATCCACAGCTACCACTGATAGTAAGCTCGTTGAAACGCAAGAAGATCCTGTCAAGGTTGAAAAGAACTCTGGCTGGTCCGATCAGCGCAGACTCAATATCGATACATGTAAGAGCTATATGTATATCGAGATCGAGTTGATGCGTGATGCTTTGGGTATGATGCCCACCAGCGAAAGAATTCTTCGCGATTTCATTGACTCTAAGGAACCCAATGCTCCTTCTGTCGCCGATGAGATTGCAGTACGTGGAGCAGAATATGTAGAAGACGATTCTACCACTGTTTGGCCTATTGCCAAATTTGTACGTGACAATGAGAAGGATATTCTCATCGATAAGTACGATGTCGAAACCTCTCAAGATATCATGATGCTTCCTGATGATGACGAGATGGTTATCGAAGCTCCTTTCCTGTATGACTATCAGATGCGCGGCCTGTTCAAGGATGCTTGTGGTTTGCTATCCAGATCCAAGAACAATGAGTCTGCCAATTTGAAAGCATATAAGAAAGTTATTGATGGTGGAATCTTTGTATTTCCTCGTCATATTGCTTTCGAACTTCCTGAGAGCTATCGTAACGAGTTTGGCGTTACTATTCAGACTTATGACAAATTTGGCAGATTGAATCGCCTTCAGAGAACTATGAGAGTTCAGACTCCTCAGGGAGAAAGAAACTGCTTAAGTTCCTCTGAAGTTCTTCCTGCCGGAAGTCGTATGAAATTCAAAATTGGAATGACTTCTCCTTCTTACAGAAAGGTCATTTCTGAATGGTTGGACTATGGTCTTATCCGTGGCATTGGCCAGTGGAGAAATTCTGGCATTGGTATCTTCCGTTGGCGTGAGCTGGATGAAAACTGGCAGCCTCTGTAATTACAATAAGAAATAGATAAGGCGATCTGGATCTGACAGTAGAGTAGATGAAAAGGCTGAAGCTGAAAATAGGCGAACAAAAGTCGAGCATAACGGACCGCAGGCGACAAGATTTGATGGGAATCGCCACAATAAAGGGTAGAAGGAATTCTACCCTTTATTTTTTTTTTGAAATATTACTAAACAATTAAGTACATTTTATTTTAGGAGGATGTATTTATGTCGCTCGGTAATAGTTATGATAATAATAAGAAGAATAATGTATTTGAACCTACTGTCTATTCACAATATAAGATGAGTAATGTAGAGAGTAATGTAGACAAAACAACAATTGCATTTCATTTCTGGAATAATTCTCTGAAGATTTCGATTTTCCCCATGAAAGCTAACGTTAGCGAAGGTCAAGTAGCTTTTGATTATGATAACGGTATTTCTATTTATCTTAATCATACTAAAGCTAGAATCTTGGCAGAAGAGTTTAAGAAGTTCTTGAGCGATCCTGTAATGTATGATAATAGTGGTGTTCCTTCTGGTCAAGGTCTTATCACCATCTCTAGAGGTACTGAATTCGGTTCTTCTTCTCCTGTGATTGTTATTCGCAAGGTTGATGAGAATGGTGGCGTATCTAGCTCCTTTGCTTATCAGATTAAAGAAGATTATCATTTCTCTGTAAGAAATTATAGTGAAAATGGCAACTTCGAGAAGCATAAGGAAGATTATCGAAACTTGGAAATCCTTCAGATTATTACGCTTCTGGAAGAATTCTACAAAGCATCTAGTAGTGCAATTGCTTATTCTGTGTACGATCAGTTTAAATTTGAGCATAATAGACAGAGAGAGTGGCGCAATTCCGTCAGCGCTAAACTGGGAATTGAAATTCCTGGAGGAAATGGTGGTTCTAGAAATTATTCTTCTACTTCCTTCTTTAATAACTCTTCTGGTAGCAATACCAATGGACCTAGTTCCGTCACCAGTGGTTCTACTGGTTATACTAGAGCTTCATTGGATGACATTGACTAATTAATATGCTCTTCTCTATTATGAGAAGAGCATATATTTTTGAGGATATAGTTATGAGACGTAAAGAAGTTAGAAAGAATCATAATGGTATTCTTATAGATCAAGACGCTTTTCTTGATTTAGATATTGGATTTATTAAATTTTTAGATGAAACTATGACATCAGATGAGGAATTATCTATAATTAATAAATCTTTTACATCTAAACCAGTTAAACAATTACAAGAAATTAAATGGAAAGAAAAAGATTTTTTATCTAAAGCATTTAATTTTAATGATAAAGATAAAGATCTTGCATATAAATTATTTGATGACTATATGAAAACAGACTACAATAGTATAATTATAAAATCACCGGAAGTACAATCTATTAATAGATTGATCACGCTGTTTTCATCAAATGCTATGGAAGCAGCATACTGTGTAGTCTTAGTAAGAAATCACAAATATTTACATATTTTGAAAAATAGGTTTCCTAAAGTTACCTTTTTAGATAAGTCTGAGATGGATAAAAAAGATTTTATTCCATTTGCCAGATTTATTATAGCAGATATCAATCTTGTATTTAAATTTAAATTAATAGAATTTACTCATATCACTGTGCTTAGTTATCCTCATAATTTTATGGAGATAGATGGTAAAAAAATGTTATTATCCGATCCATTAATGTCATATGGGGTAACAAACGAATTCAATATTATTGACCCTTTGATAAGGAGGACTTAAACCTATGTCTGGTAAAGCATATTTGAGTAATGTTGTAGATCGAGAAACTATGAGAAAGATTCAGAAAGTTGTTCTTCAGGATCTTTCTGACTATTTGCAGAATTCTTTTGGTCCTAAGGGATCTAATACTTGTATCAAAAAATTGAATACGCTTAATATGTATACCAAAGATGGTTTTACTATTCTTAAGAGCTTGGCTTTTAATGGTATCGTAGAGCAGTCTATTAAAGACGATATTGAGACAATAACTCAGCATGTTGCCACTACTGTTGGTGATGGAACCACTTCTGCAGTTCTTTTGTCTAATTTGATCTTTAATGGCTTGCTTGAATTTATGGATCAGCATCCCGAGGTATCTCCTTCTGATATTCTTTACTCTTTGAACGAGTGTGCAGATAAAGTCATTGAAAGAATTAAAGAAGATTCTAAAGAAGCTACAATTGATAGTATTAGGGAAATTGCATATGTATCTTCTAATGGCAATGACTGGATTACTGATACCATTACTAATCTTTACAAAGAGATGGGGATGGGAGTCTTCATTGATGTATCTCCTTCTCTTAATAAAGAAACCTCCATTAAATATTTTGATGGAATGACTATTAATACTGGTTATTCTGACAGTGTATTCATTACAGATAGTCGCAATAATACCTGTGTTGTTGATAAGCCTGAAATCTATTTCTTTGAAGATCCCATTGATAATAAAGAAATGGGCGTCTTCTTGAATAGTATTGTGTCTCATAATATTTTGAACTATTTTGATAACTCAGATGGAAATGCTCGTTTCAATCAGATGAGTGGTAAGAAGAGAATTATTCCGACAGTAATTGTTGCTCCTCATGTATCTAGAGATATGGCTTCTACAATTGATACTATTGTCGATTATCAGTCTAAGTTGCCTACTAATAATAAGATTCCTTTCTTGATGATTACAGATACCCATCAGGTTGATGAAATTCAAGATCTTAGCAGACTTTGTGGAGCTAAATCCATTCATAAATATATTGATAGCGAGATCTATAAGAAAGATGTTGAAGCTGGTCTTGCTCCTACTCCTGAATCCATTTTCAATTGGGCTGGTAGTTGTGAACAGGTGGTTGCTCATTCTACTAGAACTAAATTCATCAATCCTTCCAAAATGAAGAATGAAGATGGTAGTCTGTCCAATGAGTATACCAATCTTCTTTCTTATATTGAAAATGAGATTAGCAAGCTCCAGAATGATGGAGATAGTAAGACTATTGGTCTGCTTAAGCGCAGATTACATTCCCTTCAGAGCAATTTGGTAGAGATTTCTGTTGGTGGTATTACTGTTGCCGATAGAGATTCCAATAGACATCTGTTTGAAGATGCTGTACTGAACTGTAGATCTGCAGCTAAGAATGGTGTTGGCTGGGGTGCTAATGTAAGTGGTCTTTTGGCTATTGATTGTATTGATAAATTCTATAGCATGAAGTCTATCAATGGCTGTCTGACTAAAGAGGAAAATATAGATTATAATATCATTAGTATTCTTTACACATCTTATAGAGATCTACTTAAATTGCTTTATAATAGTAGCATGAGTGGAAAAGATGCAGAGAAATGCATTAATGACACGTTTGAAAAGAGACAGCCCATGAACTTGAGAACAATGGAGTTCGATGGAGCTGTTAAATCTTCCATTGAGAGTGATTGTATTATTCTCAAATCTGTTATTAAGATTATTGGTATTATGGTTACCTGTAATCAATTTGTTGTACCCACCCCTCAGCATAATGTCTATACTAATCTAAAGGAGATTAAGTAATATGGAACAGTATTCTGAGTTTGATCTTTTTATTGCTTCACTTGGTATTGAAGTAGTAGAGCATTATAGAAACGAAGGTCTGGGAACTATTGCTAACGCTTTCGATAGTTATATTGCAGGGTTACTGACCAATAAAATAAAGATCAATATCGATTATCTTGATATTGATAAAGTAGAAAATGGAAAATTTAATAATGAGCAACTTCTAGCTCTTACTAAAGCTGGTACTTATATCAGATATGCTGAAGACAATTTCGGTATTGCAGATATCGATTCTTCTCTTGCTGTGAAGGATATTATCCTTGAAGCTATTACTCAAAAGAAGACTGAAGACACTCCTAGCGAAGAATCTATGGAAGAGATTGAAAAGCTCATGGAAGAAACTGAGGAAGAACTTGAAAATGTCGAAAAGGAAAATAATAATTTTGAAATTGAAGAAGGAGAAGATAAAGATGAATGTACAGATTGTGATTAATGGAAAGAGATACAATCTTACTGAGATCATTGACAAATCTTCAGAGAGTAATGAAGAGGCAATCAATGTTATGAGTAATGAAGAGGCAATCAATGCTATTAATGAAAGAATCAAAAAAGTTATAGATACTTTTCATTCAATAGATGAAGAAAAAGCTACTGAGAATGTAGACAAAGAAATGAAAGAATTTGAAGAAGAGTATTGCGACAACTGTTGCGATTGTGATGAAGAGGATTGCGATTGCTGTGGATTCTATGGAGATTGCTTAGATGATGATGAAGTTGATTATGGAGACGATTATCTTGAAAACGACGAGACTGAAGTCGAGTATAATAATTGCTCCATTAAGAATTTCTATGCTCCTATCATTATCAACATTAATCATCCTGTAGATCTCGAAAAGATTATTAAAGAAATTCTGTAACGTAAAACCCTAGGGATTAAATCCCTAGGGTTTATTTTTTTTTTAAGGTTTATAATAACCAGATTTATGATTCCATATATTTTGATTGATATTTCCTGCCTGAATTGTATCGATAACAGCATCTTTATTAGGAGCCATTACAAATACTGTACTCTTAATTTTACCATCTTCTTTATTATCCATAACAGACGACAAAGGAAGATCAATTTTATGAGTACGAATTCTTAGATGATCAAATTTAGGAGCACTTGAAGGAAGAACCTTTTCTATTTCTGTAGGTTTATAAGTACCTTCTTGCCCTCCAGTAATATCATCTATTTTAATACCCATATTCTTTTCAATCTTATCTGCAATATTGGCAGTTATAACAGCAGGAGTATCAGAATCAGATATATTGGTGTATCCATCTTCGCTATCATCTATATCTTCATTGGATACAAGTTTGGTAATAAATCTCTTAAATTTAGCCAATTCTTTAACTTGGAAATTATTAAAATTGACTTTAAAATATCCTTTAGGAGAAACAAAGACTATATCTTTATTACCCCATTTCTTTAATTCAGCAGGATTCTTTCTAATCATTCTAATAATCATAGATATAGGATTGATAGACTGTTTATAATCCATCAATTGTTCGGCATCATTAGTATCCCAAGCATCAGGATAAACTGGGATAAATATAGTAATCTTATTGTATAGAGATTTGTATTCAGAATCATTTAACAAACGATTCAAGAAATCCCAATACATTTTAATTGCTATATCTTTTTTATACTGCAGTTTTTCCAAGAAAATTCCGTGATAATAAGAAAGATCAATAAATAAATTTCTTCTTTGATACATAGCGAGTCTGGGGAATGTCTTCTTAATAAAAGGAGACATTGCTCTCATCTCTTGATATCTTAGAAGAACTGTTTTGTTATTTCTCATGCGCTCTTTAAATAGATATTTCTTAAGCTTACTATCATATTTCTTTTCAGCTTCAGAAATAACTTGTTCGTTCATTCCATTAAAGAATGTGATGAACTTATCACACATTATATAATCATCTGTAATCGAGTATCCTTCATTATTGAAAGATTCAGTAAGAAGTTTAGTAGGAAGAGGAATATATACAGATTCATGAATCTTCATATCTATCATATTTTTACCATTTTCTTTAAACTTCTTAGACTCCTTGAACCCAAACTTTTTGTAAAGATTAATTGCAATATCATTTGTAGGCTCTACTGTAAGTTCGTTTACCTTATAATTCTTAAGAATATACTTCATTATATCATTAGCATACCCTTTACCTCTATAAGGCTCAAATACTTCCACATCATATAGAAATCCATTATCAGTATCTACAGCAGAAATAGATGCTTCGCCTATTTTATCCTTACCATTAAAGAATGTAAGTTTTACACCTTTACTAGATACAGGATCGTTAGGGTTATTAGTAGGAACTTCTTTTACTGTAAGATTATGAGATTCCAATAATGTGGATTCGGATAGTTTCATCATATACATAGAATCAGTCTGGTCGTATACTTTGAAACCATTTTTATCATAAATCTTCTTAGCTCTTTCATTTTTCTTATTGACAGATAGATGAGTAACATTTTCTTTATCAATCATTTCCATCAATAATAAAGTACCAATACCTTGATCTTCATAATCAGGCATTACTTCTAGAGCTTGAATCCAAACAGTTCCATCATCTTTTCTTTCAGTATTATAGAAAGCAACTACTTTCTTAGCAATAGGACCTTTATTTTTATCTATAGTAGTATCATTATCTAAATAAATTTTACCGCTAGTATACTTACTAGTCCTGCAATGCTTCAATCTAGGAGCTTGATCTATGCATCGTTTTACATTATCATAAGTCAAATCGATAGCAGTAAATTTATTTAGATTAAATAGTTTATTGCCAGCTTCAAATATAGTAGATTCATTAATAGATTTACTGAAAATGGTTCTATCTGAAGTTTTGGTTTCAAATTTAAAACCAAAATATTGAGCTAAAGCAATGGATTCTTTATTAGTATTGTCTGCTTTCCACTCTAAAACTTCCAAATCTTTAATAGAAGAAGTTTTCTTCAAAGCTTTAGAAATCAAGTTTTTAGCAATACCTTTTCCTCTAGCATCTTCCTTAACAGCAATAACAATGCTACCTTTATTCTTACTTTCAGGATTTACATAAATATCAATAAATCCTACAGGTTCTCCATTTTCATAATGAATATCTCTATACTTTACAAAAGGAGAATCTTTAAAAGTTCCACTACAAATATAATTCAATTCTTTTTCGGAAAGAGAATCCACTACTTTCTTTACATCATTGAAATTTTTTCCTTCTTCTAATATACTAGATTCTTGTATAGATTGAGCTATAGAAATAATTTCTTCAAATTGATTAAAAACATATTCATTTTTAGCTACTCTGCCATTGAAGACCATCTTACGAATATCTTTAATAGCATGAATAAACCCTTGAATATATCCATTTCCTTTATCAAGTTGTCTATTAAAGGATCTCTTTCCTCTTCTAAGTGTAGATATAACACTAGATGTACCTTTGATAATTAAAGGATTTTTTACTAAATATTCTGGAGCTATATGTGTAACTTGGTATCCCTCAAGTACATATAATTTTCCATTAGATTTATGATTTTTAATCATCCATTCATTAAAATTATTCATTTCTATTACACTCATTGGATCTCCGTATCCTGTAATAGATTTATGATCAGTAGAATTCCAATATTCTTTCATTAGTTCTGTCTGCTTAGATTGATAATCTGATGATATTTTTTCATTTCTAAAACAAGATAATTCGAGAATATCTAATTCTACATACTCGGCATTATACTTATCTGCTATTTCTTTTGCAAGAGTAGATTTGCCAGAACCGGAAAGTCCAGTTATATAAAGAATATTGTTTTTATTAGGTTTCCAAATTTCAAAATTAATATATATATCATCTTTACTAAAAATCCAATTTTCATTAACGATAGATTCGTTATAATACTTCTTAAATCTATTATCGTCTCCAACAGTAACAGTCATTCCATATTGTTTAATTTTCTTTTTAATATTCTTAGCCAATTCAGCCTCATCAGTTTCATCAACATGATTGAAGAATCTAATAGCAGATCTTACATGAGACTCATCAGGCATAGGATATTTCTTACTCTTAGGAAGACCATAATCAGAATCAGATAGATTTTTTCTATCAGTAGCAGTTAAAGTGGCTTCGTACAAGCCACTAATTCTTTTTATAAATCCTCTAGAAGCATAAGCCAATAGATAAGAATAATCTCCAGTTTTAACCATTAGCTTAATCTTTCTAGGACCTTCCTCATCTACAATCTTCTTAATAACCATTGCTACAGCAAGACTATCGTCTTTAATCTCAGACCAATCATTTTCAATTTTATCAGCTAGCTTATTATCAATTTGACCAGATAATGCTGTAGCAACTTGACACGCCATAAATCTACTACATCTTTTAGATGTATTCATACATACATGGGTTATAAGTTCATTAAGAAGATATTTTTCATAATCTCCACCTTCTGCTTTCTTTATATCATCAAATCCGCTATGAGCAACTACATGGATACTGGTACTAGTTGAATAACTGTTTAAAACAACTTCTCCATTCCCAATTGCCTCAGAATTGGCAGCTTTAGCCATGTCTTTTACAGAAGGATATACACATACGTCAATTTCATGAGGAACGCTATTTATATTTGCACCAAAGTATTTATACCAAGAAATAAAATTCTCTTCTTTATATACTTTCTTTAGATTCTTAATATCTGTAGAAGTGGCAAACATCATACCTTTATAATCGGTATGAATATTGATTTTAAAATCCTTATCTATTACTTTATGTATCATAGCCTCATTAACAGCATCGTTATCATCATAATCAATAATAGCTCCACTATCAATAAAGGCATTTACGTTTCTATCTATATATAGACTAGTAAATAGATTAGGATTATGAATATAGGGTAAATTCATTATAGTAGTAGAATCTACAGGAGATTTGGTGAGTAGCATAATTGCTGCTCCCTTTTTTCTTTCTGTAGGATTAATAGGAGCATATACTTTTCTTTTATTGCTATACAATCTCAAGTATTGAAGTTCATCTATAAATTGCATAAGGATTCCTCCTTTACTATCTTACTAATAAGTTGAATGGCTATAATATAAGCATTTACAAACCTAAACACATCTAATTACATTATTTTAGGAGGTCGTAGAAATGAGATTGGTTAATTGGAAACCGGAATACTTAAAGCTTATACTAGATAGTACTTTATATGAGTTGACTTCCGATATGAAAACTTCTAAAAATATCGTAGAAACTATACATTACTATATAGATAATAATATCCATACCGATACTTATGATATAGATAAAGTTATGGTTGCTATAATAAATCTAATAAAAAAGGAATTTAATGATGATCATTTTAAGCACGATACTTGTCATATATTAGATAAAATAAATAATAAATATAAAGTAATATATGAAGTAAAATATACATATGGAAAAAACACAATTTCTATAGGGCTTTATTCGGATTATTATGATAAAATATATAGATTCTATGATACATATGGAGATTTTATAAAAGAATCTATCAATCCTGTATTGATTTTTGAAAATTGTATTATAGCTACATATGTAAAAATTATGCTAAATAAAATTGATTACGAAATAGAAAATGCTAATTATTATATTGATTGGTTGACAGATCAGTGTAATATGTAATTGAAAGGAGAAAATTATACATGGCTACTAATAAGAAACCCAATAAGCATAAACCTGGAATTCCTCCTCTTATGAAAGCAAAAATTGAATCTGAATTTAGAAAAGAAAATCTAGCAGCTAGAACTGCAGGTGTAGAATACGGTCTACTAGCTACTAAGATTGCTAGTTTAATGATTCTTTATAGTTGGTCTAAAACCGAGAATCCTTTTGAGGATTATGTTAAAGAGCTTAATAACTGCAGAGATATCATTTTTGAAAAGAAGCCCATTAGAGAAATGATCGATATTCTTAGAGAAAAAGGATATGAAGTTTCTGATGAAGAGTTGATCAAACTCGATCCTTCTCTTGCACAGTATTTCTAATAGTAAATTACTATAAGTACCACACTATAGTAATCTAGGAATGTGGAGTTATATATCATGAGTAAGAATTCTTCCACAAGAAAGATTGATAAAGATAACTTTATAGAATTTCTTGCATCCGCAACACCAAGAGAACTCAATCGATTGATTGAAGAAAAAGGCAAACCACCAAAACGATGGAGTCCTGTATATTTTTTCAGGCATCCAGAAGAGGTAAAAGAATTTAAAAATGTGGAGGTAAAAAATAATGAGTAAGGATAAGTCTATGGTAGATGGCCTGATTAATGAAATCAAGACCAATCTAAGTCAGCGTAGTGCATCTCGTAAGGATGAGATTCGAGTTATGCAGACTATGTTGTCTGATCCTACCTATACTGTAGACGTATATGGTAAGGAAGGTGTAATTGGAACTTACAATCCTTGCGAGGATTTCCGTTCTATGTGTTCTAGTATTATTTCCAATGTAGCTAGAGTTCCTTCTAGCGAAGCAGAATCTATGATGTCTGATTATAATGTAAAGAAGAATGAAGCCACATCTATGATTAATATTTCTAAAGAATTTATCAACACTTATCTTCACACTGGTCGCAAGATGGCTATGGGTGGAAGAGAACTGTCTGATGTATCTTTGAGCCTGAAGGAGGTTCCTGCTAAGGTTCGTCCTTGTCCTCATAAGATCGGTGTTAATGAGGATGGTACTAATATGTATGCTCGTAACCCTGCTGTTGTAGAAGCTCATGAATCTATTCGTGTTCAGGCTCCTTGTCCTCCTTGGGTTAAAGGAAATAAATAAATATAAGCAGATGAGGGAAACCTCATCTGCTATTTTTAGTTAAATCTAACCATAGAAGTATTGGGAATTGGTATTCTCATATATGTCTTACTACCAGGCAAATATTTGAAATCATTAGATCTTAAAGCTTTTATGATCTTTTCATCAGTTTCATTAACTTTATAGAAGGTTGGAAAATCATTTTTGTCTGCTAGAAATTCTCTAACAAGATTTATGATATCTTCATCACTACCTTCAAGATAATCAATACATTTAATATCGTAATGTTTTGTACTAATCATTACCGATTGCAATGGGTCAAATACATCTTCTCGTCTGACTTCTCTGCGTCCATAAATAATGCCAACAATCATACGAAAGTCTGTATTGTAGAGATAATACATATGGTCTAAGTATTCCATCATCTCAGGACGAGTCATAACATTAGATCCATTAATTCTTGCTATACTAAAAGCTAGAAGTTCTAAATCTTCTAGTTGCGCTTTTTTGCATATTATCATGAAAAAATAAACCTCCTTTTAGAAGTAATAAAGAGCTAGCTGTTAAATATGGCAGCTAGCTCTTTATATCATGAAAGTATGCTGTAAAAAAGAGAGATTTACGCGCTTATTTTAAAGTTAGCTTATTTCGGAATTATGAGATTCAATTTCTTTTACTGTTCCTATACCGTTTATAGGACAATATCTGACATTATCAAAGTGCAATCTAATTATAATCCCATTTTGTATATTTCTTGTAGTAAGGACTACGTTAAAATAATTTATTGCTAATCCAGTTCTACAGTATTGAGATAGAAGTTTATTAAATCCTTCTAATCCTTCTTCCATATAATTTCCATTATATTTAATAAATATATAGTCACTAGTATCTATTGCAAATCCAATATTATTATTAGAATCAAATAAATCTATTAATGGTTTTCTATATTTCTGATTCCTATATACTACATCGATAATACAATTTATATAATATTCCTTTAATGCAGAATATTCGTAATTTATATGTTTTGGATATAAATTATTCATAGCATCATTATTATAAATATATCTAAATCCAAAACGTTTATATATCTCATTCATGTGCTCAGTCATCCATTTTATAGTATGAGCCTCATTACTTTCCTCTACCATCTCTCTATAATATGGATCATTAGTATATCTAACCATATCGGTGTTTTGGCAAGAATGAGATAGTTCATGTGCCAAAGTCATTAATATAACAGATTTTATGTCTTCATCTTTTCCATAAAAATGACATATAATACTTCCTAAAAATAAACATACAGTATTTGGTTTTCTAAATTCTGCATAATTTACAGTATCATACATTCTAATATATAAATAGCAATATGTGAATGGATTTATATTTCCATTTAAATAATTAAATGCTTCTATAGCAAAAGGTTTAAATCTTTCTACTTCCGAAATCACAATATCAATAGGTAATTCTTGGTTCATTGTCATTAAGAACACTTCCTTTATAAACCTTAATGTCAAGTTTATAATATGTAACTAATTAATAAATTGATATGAGATTTTACTGTGAATTGGAATTCGACCTCCTATGCTACTCATAAACATTTTACCTCCACTCTTTTTTTTCATGATATCTCCTTTTGATAGTGGTCATAGTGACAAAACACCTCCTTTCATTATATATAAAAATCTCATATCAATCGATACTGCTAGAGTTGAGCGCTCTAGCAGTATCTTTTTATATTAACTAAAACTTAAATATAACCATTAAAATTGGAGGTAAACGATATGAGCTTTTTTAAAAAGAAACCCACAGAAAATGAAACGGGAATTAGATTTTCAGAGAAACCAGTAAATTTTATGAATTTCGAGGATAATGAGAAATACGATTCTAGTTGTTATCTCATTATGGAAAATGATGGTGTGAATATCTGTGCAGAAGCTTGTGCTTGTTGTTGGGATACAAAGCTACCTTCTAAGTATGATGAAAGAGCAACTTATATTTCCAAAAGAACTAAAATTGGTCATGGTTCTGTAACAGAGCATTCAAATCATGTTTTCTATATGGAAGTGCATGATGATGATATTATTACTCTAGCAGAATTTTTGTCTAAATGCAAGTACGTTCATACTTGCTATAAGCATTCTAAATATTACAATAAGGGATATCTTATTATTGGCGGATCTTGGAGAGCTTTTAATGATATCATTAAGAAACACTCTGAGTTTGATATCAATAACAATATTCTCGGTAGATTGATGAGCACCATCTATGTGTACATCAATAAATGTGGTATGGCCGATCTTGTTGAACTCGGTATTATTGAAGATAAATTTGATAACTCTGATCAGTCGGCTACTGCAAAAGCGTTTTGCGCAGCTAATTATCATTCTGTAAATGATAAAATTGAAATTGTCAATGCTGATAATATGAATCATATGATTCAGTGCATTAAGGAATTGTGCCCTGAGCCTGAACTGTTTAGTATTTTCGATCTGCTTGATATGTGTACCATTACAGTACTCTTTAAGAATATGAGTAGAATTATTACTCAGCAGCTTACTAGACATCGTAATGGCATTACGCAGGAATCTCAGAGATATGTAAATTATTCTAAGGGTGGATTCAATTCTCCTGCTTTGTTTAAAGAGAAATACGATTCTGAATATAAGTATTCTATTCAGTTTGGTAAATCTTCTCATAAGATGACTCTGCAGGAAATTGGTGAAGCTGAAGCAGCTCTTTATGGACAGCTTACTGATGAAGTGAGAACTCAAAAACATAACCTTCAGTTTGAAGATGCTAGAGCTTTCTTGCCCAATAATATTCAGTGCGGTAAAATCTATATTACATTTACTTGGAGAAGCTTCTTCATGTTCTTATTCTTGAGAGAAGACCTTCACGCTCAAGTAGAAATTAGACAGTTCGCTAAAGCTCTTGGAGAGTGGTTTAGAGAACTGTATCCCGAATATGAGGATTTGTATGAAGCTCTTAAGCCTAAGTCTATTAACAATTCTCATTATACATGGCCTCTTGCCGAGTTTTCAAATACCACTGTAGATGAAAATATGGGTTTTGATGAAATTATCGAAAAGATGGAAGAACAAATTGTAAATCAGGAGAAAGCAGTTGAATAATCGATGGATATAATTCTGACTATTGTTATTATATTCGAAATGTTTACAGATAAATTAGGAATATCTTTAGATACAATATTAATTTGTCTTTCATTGCTTTATATACAAAAGTCAATAGATCGTAAGAGGTAAAAAATGAAAGAAATTAAAATGGATATAGAATACCCTATTATAACTTTATGTGGTAGTACAAAATTTAAAGAAGAATATATTGAAACTTACGAATCTATTTCCCTGCAGGGTTATATTGTTTTAAGCGTTGCTTGCTTTAGTCATGCTGACAATAAGTATGGAAAAGAAGTAGACATTGAAACTAAAGCAATGATAGATGCTATGCATCTTAGCAAAATATCTATTTCTGATGCTGTCGTTGTTATTAATAAAGATAATTATATTGGCGAATCAACGGCTAGAGAAATAGAATTTGCCAAGAGAATTGGAAAACCTGTATTGTATCTATATCAGTATAATATACATACTAAAACATTTAATAAGCAATTAGACGAATTAATTTTCTTTGATATTCCGAAAGCATGCAATAAAAAATAATTAATATAACCTCCCTTACCCATGTGTATCTAAATAGATAACATTAGGGTAAGGGAGGTGACTTTTTATGCGTGATCCTGATGGTATTCATGCCTTTTACGAATACGCAGATGAAGTACCTGATATAATAAAAATTAAAGATCTTCCTCCTTGTACTATCCCTGATTATGATCTAAATGACGAAAAAGAAATGACCAAATATCTAAGGGATATTGAAAAGACAGTAAGATCATCATTTGAATATAGACAAATGGTAAGTTATCTTAGAGAATATCTTGATATGAATAAATGCTCTTTTTATCAAGCGGTCTCTAATGCAGATTCTACTAAAATCAGAATCGAAATTCATCACGAACCGCTATCTCTTTATGACATATGTGTAATTGTATACAATAAACGAGTAGCGTTTCATGAACCTTTGGATATTGAATTAGTTTCTAAGGAAGTAATGTATTTGCATTATGATATGCAAGTTGGATTAATTCCTCTAGCCGAAACTGTACATGAATTGGTACACAATCAATATCTATTTGTACCTTCTAATAAAGTATTTGGCAAGTATAAAAAATTCGTAATGGATTATAAACCTTTTATACCTGCAGAACAATTATCCATATTGGATAGAATCGAACAGCTTACTCTTGAATATGAAGCTAGCGAGTACAAACAATTGTTATCCAAGAAATTTATTTATATAGACGCATCTGGAAGCTATGATTTACCTAGATTGGAAGATATAGCTCAAAGCGTTAAAATGCATATTAGAGAGATTATGGATAATCCTCCAAAGCCTATAGAGCTTCCAAAAGAGCAAAAAGTGTATTGGGAGCCTGTAATTTTCGAAAATACTACAGAATAAAGCCTTAACATACAAATAAATTCCAATACTTTAGGAATTTGATCAAATACCTAAACTAACCTTAAGGAGGAATATAGTAATGATTTTTGGTAAGAAATCTTTCGGCCTGTTGAGCGAGGCTGCTACTGCTGATTTCCTTGATCCTGATGTTGATCAGGAGGTTAAGGATACTGTCGAGGAGCTGCAGGATGACCTGACTACCAATGTTGAGGTTGTCGATGCTGACGACAAGGAGACCAATAATGCCGTTCTGACTGCTGAGTCTTGCACTATTTGGGAGTCTAGCATGGGTTATCTGGTTGATATCCGCGATATTATGCGTATTTGTGAGGCTGAGGAAGAGATGACTGGTGAGCCTGCTGATGCTGGCGAGGTCGCTTCTGATGTCGCTGCTAGCAATGATGTCTCTGCCGATGAGCTGGTTATCGTTGCTCCTGCTGATGTTGCCGAGGAGATTATCGAGAACTGCCTGATGGAGGCTAAGTGCGGCAAGAAGGGCAAGGCTAACAAGAAGGCCAATGGCCTGAAGAAGGCTCTGAAGGATCTGAAGTCTAAGGGCTTTAAGATCGCTGCTAAGAAGAAAAAGTAATTTAAAAGACTAGAGGGAAACCTCTAGTCTTTTTTTTTTAACATTATATTAGGTCTTAATGTCGCCATTCCATTAAGATCGAACCTTCAGTTCCTTTCTTTTCATATTCCCTATCTCTCCTTATTTTATAGAACAGGTCCATATATGGACCTGTTCTAATTTTGCTTATAATAATATATTATAAGAATGAATAAAAGATATAGATCTAAATAAATATAAAGGAGGTTCAAATTATGCTTAGATTTGATATCTTTTGTGATGCTTCAGTCGGACCAGAACTCAAAGGTGCTTGCGCTGGAGCATTAGTTGAAGTTAGAAGGTTTGATAGTAAGAAGAAAGTTTTTATAGAAATAGAACGAAATTTTTATGCTATTATTCAACCGGAAGGTACGAATAATAGTGGCGAAGCGGCTGCTGTATGTCTTGGTATTATGAATGCTCTCAAGAAATACAACGATTACTGTGTAGCCAATCAAGAAATAGGAAGATTTAATTTATTCTCTGATTCTATGATTACAATTAGAGGATTAAGAGAATGGATTCCAAATTGGATTAGAAATTCAGAAAATGGAATATTTAAAAATAACGCTGGCAATGAAGTTAAAAATCAGCAGTATTTTAAATATGTCTATAATACAATGCTTCTTAATCCTGGATTTAGAGTACACCTCTATCATCAGGATGGGCATGTTACCAATAATTTCAATTCTATTATTCCTAGATTTAGAAAGTTTAATGGAGTATACCTATCTGATTTAGGTCTAACTCCAGAGCATATTTGTTTAAACAACGACACTGTTGATAAAGAAACAAGAAAAATTATTAATGATTTTCTTATTAATAATGAAACCAATGGATATCCATTAGAATTATTCTTTGGAGATAAAAACCAAGATTATACTACAAAAGTATTGGATGAATCTGAAGAAGCAATCAAGCGATATCTTAATTCCATTACCTGAAAGTATTTTATGGTTACATATTATACTTTTAGATTGATGGAAACTATTCATTAATCAATATTAAGGAGGTTTTAATATGTTTAAAGCTAGTATTGTCGGTGGGAGAGATTCTAATAAGAATGAGGTGAAAACACCTGTTAATATTATGAACGAAATCGAACACCTTATCAAAAATTGTAAGAAATGTGTTAAAGTTGGGAGTATGTCTCACCAGTCTGCTGCATTTTGTATTGTTAGCAAAATCCGATCCATATATTACACCACATGTGAAAAAAATGGAGATCATTTTGATATCCAAACATATATCTATATGGATCAATTCTTCTTCAATAATCTCGAAAAGCTTATTGAAGGTGTAATTATGTATGGTGGTGCTGGAGTTCCCAAATCTGTTATCACCACTACCATAAAGAATTGCATCGAATATGTCGAATATAAAGTCGATATCGATGAGATCTATAAAGTAATCGATGTATTGTATGCTGAGTTTGTATATTAAATGAGGTATTTATATGTATAATATAAATTCTCCTGTTATTCAAGAACTCATTAAAAATACTCCAAGCGGTGGTTTGGGTAATATGAGTTTTTATAATGGGTCTGCACCTACAATTACAACGGAGACGGTAGCTATACCGTCTCCTCAGCAATTTCCTAATCAGCAAATGATCAATGTAAGCCCTTATCCAGATCCATATAATATGGTTACTGGAATTGGAATGCAAAATTATGGAATGCCTTATAATGCTCCTATGTGTTATAGCAATCCTATTCAGCAACCTTATAATATGTATAACCCTTCAATATTTGGTAATGCTGTTCAAGGTGTTTATAGGGATGCAATGCAGCCTATTACTGGATTGCCTATTCAAAATTATACTAATCCTTATATGGGTATTGGTACTTCTTTTGGATATGGATATGGTGGCTATCAACAAGTAGATCCAGAAGATAGAGCAGCCCAAATGGAAGGATTTCAGAATGCTGCAGAGAAACTTGTAAACGATTTAAATATTAGAAAAACTTTATCTAAAATAGCCTGTATTGGTGCAGGTTGTAGTCAAGAGACTATAGATAAAGTAATGAAAAGAAAAGAAGAAGAAATGAGTCAAGCAATTGATGATTTTCGCGATAGGAGAAAAAATAAAAATAATCTAAGTCTTGCAGGATATAGTTCCACACAAGCAAGACCTCAAATGAAAGTCCAAATTATTAAAGGTGATGATGTGCTAGCAGAATATGATCCTGCTAGCGGCAAACCTTTCTTTAAACGAGATAATACCAAAGTTATTCAAATGGGCATTCAAATGGCTGAACGAGAAAGAAATGCCAGAAATCAAATGATGGAATATATGCATTCTAGAGCGGTCGAAAGAGAGCTCGATAATGAAGACATTATTGAATTCTTTAATCATGGTATCAATCTTGTTCATCATAGAGATAAAGAAATGGAATGGGAAAAAATTATAAGAAATTCCAAACGTCTTTATGATTCTGAAGAGTTTAAGAGAAGACTCATTGAAAACTATGGTAGCCCTCAAGATAAACTTAGATATGCTAGAGAAAAAGAAAGAGAATCTAAACGAAAAGCCGCTGCTCGAAAAGAAGAAGAAAATGGAATTATTAGGGGTGATAAGTTAAGTATATTCGACAGTATGAATAGAGATGTGGCTTCTGGAATTAAGATTGATCCTGAAAATGGGACTATAACACTAACAGTTCCAGATCATATTAGAACTGGAGAGCCATTGTTCAAAGATTCTGAATATGCAAAAGAATATAAAGAAAAAATGAGCGATATTAATAATAAAGTAGATGACTTCCTAGAAGAATTTACTGTATCAAAGTATCAAATAAATAGTGCTATAGGACAAACAACTTATATACCTGGAGTGACTCCTATAGGCAATTATGCTTTGACTGGCCCTAGTATAAATTCCTATGAAGATCATTATCGGCGATGTAGAGAACGATTTATGAGAGAAGTCAATTCATTATAAAGGAGAGATTTAAATGGCAAGTTTGAATGCTCTTCAGATGATGAGGCTAACCCCAAAGAATGATGCCGAGGCATATTTTGATAGTTTAATGATTCCTCATTGGACTCATTATTTATCCCCAATGGATGTGGAGGCATTGAGAAGCATTGCTACTTCTAAAAGGCTTTCGGGAAATATGCAAGAAAAACTTAACAGAATTAAATATATTATGAATAATAGAGGTTTTGTTAAGTTTGCAGGTGGCACAAATAGAGTAGTCTATAAATATCTTGAAGATCCTAGATTTCTTGCAAAGATTGCAATTGATAATGTGGGTATGGCTGATAATCCAGCTGAATATAACAATCAATGGATTCTTAGGCCATATTGTACAAGAATGTTTTATGTAACCGATTGCGGAACTGTTGGATTTGCTGAACGTGTATTACCAATTACTTCAAAAGAAGAATTTAAAACCGCTGCCGATGATATATTTGATATTATATATTGTAAGATAATTGGAAAGTATATTATCGAAGATATTGGTACCGAATATTTTATGAATTTTGGAATCAGGGCAGGACAAGGTCCAGTATTATTAGATTATCCGTATATTTATGAATTAGATGGATCTACCATCATATGTCAAAATCAATTAGCCGATGGAACTATATGTGGTGGAGAAATTGATTATGATGCGGGATTTAATAATATAATTTGTACCAAGTGCGGTAGAAAGTATCTAGCAAGAGAAATGAAAAAAGATAGCAAGAATAACTTTAAGATAATTAAAAAAGGAGGCAATATTCCGATGAACGTAAGTATTGTTAAAGGTGGCAATGTGTTAACTCAGTCCAACTCCTGCGATTTTATCAAAAAGCCCAATATTCGTTCTGCTGAACTTGATGAAAGTATCAAGAATAGTACTCTAAATGCTAAGATTATGAAAAATGGCGAAGAGCTGACTAGCGATAATCAGAATACCAGTAAAATGACTGCTCCTCCTACTCTGACTATGGATGAAATCATGGCTCAGGTAAAGAGAAATACTGTTAAAGAAATGGAAAATATGGAAGTAGCCAAACTCGAAGTTAAAGAGGATGGTACCCATATTTTAAAGAATAATAAAGATGGTATTGTAGCAGTGTTTAACAGAGAAGGTATTATAAATAACTATCAAGAGGTAGAACCGAATTTCAAAGAGAGCAATGATGAAAAGATTGAGATGAAAGAAGAAGGTACTGATATCGTTACAGAAATTCCTGATGTACAACTTGATGAGCAGCCTTCTGTAATTCCTATGAGTATGAGAGCACCTATTTATAAGGATGAGCAGCCTATCGATGAATCTATGATTAAAGCTGCACAGCAGAGAAGCAATAAAGCTTATCAGGATAATAAAGGACGCCAGGTGATCGGCAATGTCAACAGAGATTTGGAGAGCGAATATTGATATGATTCCTTGTAATGTATGGCTTTTAGATTCCGCCGAAATGGTATTAAGCTATTCTTTACAGGGTGGTAGAGTTATATTTATAACTGAGGATGATGATCCTAGATTGCAGTATATTCCTAACAAGCTCAAGGCTTCTATTCTTCTTCCACCATATGAAGCAGTAGAAGCCGAGCTTGACGGAAATCTTGAGAAAGCTCAAATGAAATATTATGAGTATCTTTCTACAAGAGAACCTGCAGAGTTCATTGCTATATTCCTAGCAGCAGCAATTCAAAATATAAAGCTAGGGTTGTATTTTGGAAACGAGTTAAAAGATCTTAAGTATCCGATGATGTTCTTGGATTATTTATATGGCTTTAAAGGACTATCTGTAGGATATAGACAATTACAACCCAGCTTTATAGCAAATTCTTTGCCATTAATTTTAGGAGAATTGTATGGTAGAGAATTTATTAACGAAGAACAATTCTTGATGTATATGCCTATTGAAAAAGATATACCAGAATTTATTCTTCCTGCTCTTGTCTATAAATTCAGACCCGTATTTGTAGACAAGCAAGACTACAATGGGTATTTCAAGAAACTAATATCAAATATGAAGAGTGCTGGAAAATATTTATACAGTCCTCTTGTTACTCCGGAGGTTAGATAAATATGATCATATTTACTAATGTTGCTCCTGAGTATTTTATTGATCTTAAAGACAACGGATATTTAGGAACAATAAAAAGTTTGAATATAGTAAATCTCACATCATCCGATATAAGATATCCATTGTTACAAGACTTAATGCCTTCTGCTTATCATATAAGCGAAGAAGCGTTTAAAGAAAATGATAGTGAAGTATTTGAAAATGAATATTTCAATTATCTAGATCAGTATGCATTTAATGGATTAATGCAGATATTGCTAAATGAATTTCATAATGGAGGTTCTTGTTTAACTATAATAGAAGTCGAACGATCTCCTTATAGAGATTCAATAGCATTTTCATTACAGAAATACTTTTATATCAGATATGGTATAAAAGTTACAATGTTTACGTCTATTTCTGATTGGGAAGATGTAACTCCTAAAAATTCTATATTTAGTCCTCAGGGGTTGATGCTGATGGATAGAAATATAGATATACTTCAGCAAGCATCTTACCAAAAGGAGGTTTAAATGGCCTATTCTGATCTATGGAGTCAGGTTAAATATCTGGCTCCATATAATTATATATTGGATACAAATATAGTTGAATTCGATATTGAAAAAGCAAATATAAATGTTTTACTTTATACTAAAACTATAAGTGAAGAAACATATTGGCAATTGTATAATCTTCCTAAAATAGATAGAGAAATTACAGTTGGTAGAATGATTAGACGAAATCCCAATATGTCTTCTATATTGAAAGAAGGAATACAAGAAGCTAGGCATAGACTATTCGAACAATTGCAATTGGATAATAATAATGTGCTAGCTATTAATAATGATGCAGTATTTGTATTATTCAATGGTCCATATAGTGCATCAGATGTACAGGTAAATGAATTAATCAAATTCAAAGTAAAGGGATATTATAGATCTTTTTATTATTTGAATAAAAAACAATTTTACTATTCATATAATCCAGTTACTAATCAAGAAGGACTCGATATCAAGGGAATTGGAGATTATGGTATAGAAAAATGTAATAAATTTATAAAGATTCTATGCGATATATTTTATTCATATCTTTCTGGTGGAATATATAAAGCATATGAAACCGCATCAATAGTATATGATAACTATTGTAAGAAGAGATATGATGTAGATGTGTATAGAAGATTGGATAGCATGGCTAGATTCGATATAAATACTATTAGTAATTATTGTACTTTTCAAGCAGATACTCTTGATATGCAATTTACTAGAAATGCTATAAATCCATATTACAATGAAATAATTCTTAGAACTTTATTATCTTATTACACTGAAGTATTGTTTAAAACGTAAAAGACAGAGGCTCAATAGAACCTCTGTCTTTATTTTTTTTTACTGCTCTTTTTCAGGAGAAGGGATTACTCTATTATGAGAAATAACATAGTTCATTACAATAATATATATTTTATCTGCAATGATTTTATCGATATTTCTAATATTATAGAATAAGGACAATCTATCCAATGATTCTTTAGACAATCTTTCTGCAACTTTACTAATCAAATCATGTCTAATTTCTTTTTCTCTTTCATCTGTTATATATAACTCATTTTTAGGAATAAGAATCATCAATTGATAATCAGTAAAACAATCATTTATGATCAATTCAAGTATTGCTGGAATAGTTTGATCAATATTTGTATTAATATTTGCAATATATCTTTCTTGAGTTAGTCTTTCTTTACTTTGTTTAATATGTATATGAATCATATATAAAAGTAGCGCTATATTGCAAGAAGCAATAATAAAAATTAAAAAAATTAATACCATATGCAGTATATCATCCACAGCATTTTACACTCCAATCTAGAATTTTGTCTCTTAATTCGAGAAGACCTGCATCATCTGTTTTCCCTAATTCAAGAGCTCGTTTTAAATAATAAAGTAATTTGAATGATACATCTTGAGTTAGACCGTCTTTATATTTTTCTATCAACAATGGCCAATTTCCTATACACATATCTGGATGTATAAAAAAGGATGAGTCATTATGATACAACTGATGAGGTGTTTTTGTTAGCATTACTAAAGCAATATTATTAGCTCTATGTTCCGCCAACATTGTTTGAACAACGTCAAAGCTACTTACATAACCAGTAGTGTTTAGATAGTGCTCAGAAATCATAAGAGCAATATCGAATAAAGTTAATATGGCATGATGCATTTCTAGATCTGCCATATTGGAGTTAATATAACCATGGATTTGGCAATGATCTAGTCCATTACCCATTAAATATCCTTTATAATTTTTATAGGCAATAGATTTTCTTACTCTCATTTCTATATTTTTTAGAAAAGATCTATAAGTATCAGCATCTATCAAACTATCTCTAGTTTGATAGAAAGATATACAATAAGTACTATTAGGACTATATAATGTAGGATTATTATTAACCCTAATACTTTCTATATCAGGCAAAGGATTATATCCTTGAATCATAGGGAAGACCCCCCTCTTTAAAATGATATTTAATTAAATGTTCCGTTTATGATTAAAATAGCCCATAAACTACAAAATAAATATATAATATAATTAAAATACATAGGAGTAGGTGATCAGATTGTTAACTATCGGTAAATGTGTATTTCATATTATATGGCAAACTTTTTTATTATTGTATGGAAGCCATTGGATCTGTAGTCATATAATTAATCTTAAATCCGGATTTCTTGCAACTATAATTACTATCTTTTTATTTATTGCTATTTGTTTTAATATAATATATAATATATCTATAGTAAAAAATGAAAAATTTAGCCCATATCATCCAGGAGGTATTAAATTAAAATTTAAAGAATTTAAAAAATTTTATTATCTAAATCCAGATAGATATTGCTTGAATAGCTGTGCAAATACTATACAGGATAGAAATATGGATGATATAGAAATATATTTTTCTAGGTTAGATACAATAAAGCTGTATTATTGGAAGTTTATATTAAATAAAAATAATAATGAATTAAATATAGTTAGATTAAAGCAAAAATACATTCAATCTATTAAAGATGAAATAATGATAGAAGAATCGTTAGCTGAAGAAGATATAAATAAATCTAAAGAAATTCTTGAAGAAATTCAATTAAGATTTTAGGAGGTAAAAATTATGCAAGCAATGATTATTTGTGGTTATCCTGGAATTGGTAAAACAACTTATTGTAATTCTAATCCACCATTTATCTGTAAAGATTCAGATAGTTCAAATTTTAGTTGGATTTATGACGCATCTGGAAATAAAATTGAAAGAAATCCTGATTTCCCTAATAACTATATTGAACAAATTAGAAAATTGATGTATAAAACAGATATAATATTTGTGAGTACTCACAAAGAAGTTAGAGATGCTTTATATGAAGCTAGAATTCCTCATGTAATTATATATCCTAGCGATGGTGCAAAAGATTATTATTTTAATATATATAAAGCTAGAGGTTCTAGTAAAGAATTTATTGAAATGCAAGAAGAGAATTGGGATAACTTCCATAAGCAATTACAAGAAATTGATGAAAACGATATCGTTTTCATTCATAAAATTTATTCGTTTGAAGATGAAGTTCCTCATATTACATCTACTGCTATCGAACAAATTGGAGAACGTATGTACAATGCAGGTATTGATGTCTTTACTCATTTTAAACTTCATCATCCTACTCTTGTTGAATACAAATAAATTTAAGAGGGACATTAGTCCCTCTTATTTTTTTTTTGCTCTTATATTACTTATTGCCCCATTTCACATATCATTAAAGTTTATTAAAAGGGGTGGAACTGATTTATGTCCCTTGATATAAAAATGACGTATACAGAAAATCCATATGTAGACATACTAGTCTACAATACTAAAATTTTGGGTATAGATACTATACTTAAAATGAAAACTCTAGCAGATAGATATGAAACTGTAGAGTCGTTAAAAAATGCAGATATGCTTATTGCTTGTATTGAAGGAACAGTTGTATTTGAACTATTTGACTCTTTCTCAGAAAGTGTATTGAGAAAGTCTGGTTTGATTGGACTGCCTTTAGCACAAGCAATGATAGATAAAAATACGATTCCAGCAAATATAAGATCTTTAGTTGTTAAAAATGCAACCGAGGAATTTATTGCTAATTATGAGGAGCAAAATAACTATTATAGAATGATTAATGGATTGCCTCCTATGGGTTATACAGAAATATATGTAACCGATTGGGAGCCTCCTAAAGATATTAAAATCAATCTAGCAATACCTATTCATGAAATGACTGATGACGCTATTATGATTTTAAAAGCCAATGGCGTCTTAGATGATATGTATGCTGAAGATCCTATTAATAGAGCTTATTATAAATATTTAGATAGAAGAATAGACCCCTATGCTGCTCGTAAAGCTGGTCCTTTTGATGTTCTTTATATTCCTACAATAGATTCTGCTGAAATAGAAAAGGAATATAGGGATAGACTTGAAGTAAATAAAAATTATGTAATCAAAGCAATTTATTCTGATGCTTATAATTATGATTCAGATTATTATGATAATATTATGGCAATTTTTATTGTATTGAATGCTATGATAGATATCATAAGTAGAGTGCAAGAATTTATTACCAGAAAAGAAGTATTTGATTTAAGAACTGTCAGATATATATTTGAATCTTATGGTGTGGATTTCTTTCCAGAGATTCCAATAAGATATCAAATTGCAATGGTTAAAAATCTTCATACCTTATTAAAGTATAAGTCTACTGCTAAATGTATGGTAGATATATGCTCTATATTTGGTATGAAAAATATTAAGATCTTTAAATACTATCTATTACGAAATAGAAATAAAAATAGAGCTACAGACGAATATTCATTTACTGGCGAAGTTGAAGAAGATTTTGAATTAAAATTCGTTAAGATTCCTATCGATGAAGCTATGGATGAATATATTAGAGATCCTGCCTATTATGTAGACTACGATGAAGTCGTGGAAGGAGATCCTGCATGGAATGGAGGGTTAGAACACGACTACATTAAAAAACAGCATTTATCTTATAATTTCAATTATGCTCGCACTAAATATTTATCGATTGAATCGATTTGTGATATAGCAAAAATGTCTGCCCAGCAATCATATTTCTTCAATATGCTATACGATAATGTAGAACTTGAAGATATGATTACTATGAGAGTGCCTTATATTAGTGATGAGAAAGCATTTAAGATTGCAGACTTGTTTACTTTCTTAACTGTACTAACTCATTACTATTATGGAAATAAGGATATGATTCTTGATACACAAGGAAAACTTCTTTATGTAAATGGGTTTAATTTTAAAGCTGATTTGGCCGCTATAGCTGAAACTCTGCATCAAATGAGATTCGATAAAGAAGCTCAAGAATTGTTAGCCAAATTCAATTTACCTACTAACTCCATTCCCACATTCAAACAATTAATGAATATATTTACCAATAATCTCGATATAAGAGATTTGTTAATTAAAGGAATGAAAAATGCAGATAGTTTAAGGCATTATAGACCTTATAAAACACTGTATGATTCATTGATGACTCTGGAATTAACTCTTGACCATTTTAAGAATCCCGACACTGGAGATTTCTATAGAGATGGTGAAGGAGATGCTACCTACAGCGCATATTTACAAGCTCAAGAACCTATACTATATTATAAGCTTGTAGAATTGCAAATGATTGATGACGATGATACGAGAAAACAACAGATTTCTAATCTTATAGATAATATAATTTATCTGATGGAAGAATATATCGATACCGAAAAATTTGAATATATCTTCTATAGTTTGCCTACAGTGTCTGTAGATGCAATTAAGAAATATATCAATTATGTTATAGATTTTTACAAATCTTATAAAGTACACATTTGGGGGATTAATACGATATATTACTTTGATGATCCTCTTGATGGGTACATTCAATTAATTGATGATGTATTGCTAAATAGATGGTTTGAGAAAAATGAAATTATAAGTATTATAGATAGAATTTGTGGTATAAATTCTAAACTATCTAAAGAAGAAAGAATTCACATATACGATAAAATATATTTTGATATATCTACCTGGGTATATAAGAATTATAGAACTACAATTGAATTGAAAGACATAGCTGATGCATTCCTTACAATATTGAATAAAGATGATGAACTCAATATAGATGAGGAATATAAATATCATATTAATATGCTAAAAGAATCCGGAATTCATTTGATAGAAATTATCAATAGTTCTGTAGATATTAGCAAATCTGATGAAATCAAATTCATTGAGAGAATATGGTTAACATCTACTAGCGAGAACATATAAATAAATTAGTGACATTTAAGGAGGAATATAGAAATGATGAAACAGATTATAACCTTCGACGGCGTTGGAGAAGGTATTAATGATAAAGCTACAATTCATAGTAAATTTGAGACTGATATTATGATTCGCAGTCTAGATACTGGCGAAATTATTGCCAAGTCCTTGAAGAACAAAATTATTCTTCCTGGTGCCGGCTATATTGCCAGATCTCTGTTTGATATTGCTACTCCCGAAATTACTCCCAGTTATAATACTGCTCTGGGTATTGTTGATCCTGCAGAAACTGGTGATCCTGTAGATTTTTCTATCGCTACTGCTCAGCAGCCTAAAGTCCTTCTATTCTGTATTGGTACTGATGGTTGTGGTACTGAAGGATCTCAGGTTTTTACTGTTGATTACAATAGTTGGATTGCTCCTTCTGCAATGATCCCTATGAGATATCCTCTAAATACCAATGATCTGTCTGATGATCTTCGTCAAAGTTATTTTGGGCGTAAAGAGGATGGCGACTATATTGCGTATTACTTCAAACGTTTTACCTCTGGTCCTGATCTTCATCAGCAGTATGTTGATGGTACACCTATCGATTCCAGTGTTTTGGAAACTGGAGACGATGTTGAGACTTATGTCGAGACTGTTCTTACTATTCTAAAAGAGGATTGTAGAGAGTTCTTTATTGCAACCACTGGTATCGATGAATGCAGATTTAATTCTCTGTCTCTATGCTATGCATATCCTGTAATGATTGATGGCCATGTTTACTTCAAGGATATTCATCCTATGACTCGACTGAATATTCCTAATGAGTATCTGATCGATGTTACTAAGGGTGTAGAGATTATTTATCATACCTATATGTAAATTAATAATCGGAGAGGAATTTCCTCTCCGATTAGTTTTATAAAAACAGTCATCTAAATTATAAATGATTGTATATTATAGTAGTGTATTATACTTAAGGAGGTTATACCCTATGCGCAAATATTTTGAAAGTATGAAAATTTATTTTGGATCAAATATTAATTTTGGTCCTAGACTTAAAATACTGTCCCATGTTATGAACAGTAAGTCCCTTGCAGGATGCCTTAAGGACAAAGTTGTTCCTGTATACTATATCTATAACGATGAGAGAATTATCATCGGATACGTTAAAGATATACACGGTAAGCTTATTGTCAAGTCGGCTGCAGGTCATCGCAAACTTCATCTCTATGCAGATATTGTATTCGATACCACCAATGAAGACATTCTCAGAAAGGTTAACGATTATGCAGGAAATAGAGTGGAAAGATACCGTCTCAAATTTATTTCTGAAAAAGTTGTTGAAGATCTTAATGAGATGATAAAAGGATTTATTATTTATCTCAATGTATAAAATATTCCCCAGGGTAAATTATTACCCTGGGGAATTAATATATTTCTTTTTTCTAGGAATCATACATTTAGGAAGCAATTTATAATTTTGAATGCTATCAGAAGGATGATTTCTAGTAATAATTACATTAGATTTTTTAGGTTCTTCTTTTCTAATAATTTTAGCCATTTCTTTGATCACCTCTTAATTTTTTGTTATAGTCAACTTATTAGTAATTAGAAAGGAGATCGATTATTATGGCTAAACGCGTCTCTAATGAAATTAAAAAACAAGAAGATATAGATTTCTTGCTAAGTTTTAATGCAGATGAAATGGGTCAAAGTACTATAATGGAAATGTTTGGTACTTTTGAAAATAAAGGAAAAAGATTTAATCCTTATGATATATTTACCATTCCTAAAGGTGTTTATGGCAATGGAAAAAAGAATACTAAACCTATTGTAACAACTGTTGGTAGATATATATTTAATAAAGTATTTATAGAAAAGCCAGAAAGTATTTTTAAACAAGTGGGTTATTTTAATCTTCCTATTAATAAAAAGAATTATTCCAATCTATTTAATAAAATGGGATTCTGGTTATTGGAAGATAAAATTACATTAGATGACTATAAATATTTTTGCAATATGACTCAAGTATTTATGCCTTATTCTAGTATTATATCTCCTGGTTTTACAGAGTCTATGCTTCTGTGTACTAAGAAGATTAATGCTAAGAAAGAAAAATTACTTAAAGAAAATAAAGCTGCGCTTGAAGCTAATGATATTAAAGTAGCAGATGCCATTCAAAAAGAATTGCTAGAATATGCTAGAGAAATTCTTAAAGATGATCCTGCTATGGATATGTATAACTCTGGTGTTGGCGGATCTTTTGAAAACAACTTCAAAAATATGTTTGTTATGAGAGGAACCGTTAGAGATCCTGATCCTACCAAAGGATATAATATTATTACATCAAATTATATTGATGGTATATCTTCTGATGAATATAGCAAGATTGCTAATACTCTATCTGAAGGCCCTTATAATAGATCTAAGAAAACTGAGGTTGGTGGATACTGGGAAAAGCTCTTGGTTGCCGCTTTCCAACATGTTAAACTTCTAGAAAAGGGATCTGATTGCGGTACTAAAAGATATATAGAAGTTAAAGTAACTGAAAAGAATATTAATAGTCTTATGTATTGCTATGTAATTGAAGGAAGTAAACTTACTGAAATTACGTCCGATAATATGGATAAGTATATTGGTAAGACTATTAAAATTAGATATAGTTCCATGTGCCAAGCTAAAGATGGTATTTGTAATGTTTGTGCTGGTAATGGATTCTATAGACAAGGAAGAGTAAATGTGGGTATGGAAACACCTCAGATTGCTTCTAAGGTTAAAAATATCTTCATGAAATCTTTCCACGACTCTCAGGTTAAACTATATGAAATGGACCCAATGAAAGCGTTTGGGCTATCTGATTAATAATACAAGTAGACCTCGCATGAGGTCTACTTATTAAATCAGTAAAAGTCAGCAAATTCAATTATATAATATAATAATGAATATATGGAGCGGTCACAAGAAGAGCTGGTAACTTTTCTTGGTGGATGCCATATAATTCCATCATAAAGTATCACAGAAGGCTTTATGATGATATAAGCTGTGTGAGGAGTTGTAGCAGACCCTGCATTCCAAGATATTACAAGAGCCGCTAGAAACGAAATAAAGTACTACATGATACAGGTAGTTACCAGTCTTTATCAATCGTCGCGGGCACGGCCGGCTTGCTCGCAGCTGGATAAAGTTTGCTTTAGGGAGCTCAACTGGTTAGGTTTCTAGGTCTACTGTATAAACAGTATTTTGCTATATAATCCCTTTAGTAGCAAAATGCTTAGGCGGTCTTACCAACCGCCTTTATTTTTTTTAGTATTTTATATGACCCTCAACTTATATATAACAGCTAATGGGAGTGAATAATGTGAACGATATAGATATAAAAAGATTATCTCAAGTTGCATTAGAATATGAAGATAATCTTTATAGTGTTGCTGTTAGAAGGAATAATGATATAGAGAGTGTATTAGTATTCAATCATGTAAAATCCAAATGTAATGAAGAAACTGGTCTGATAGATATATTTGTAGATAAAATTACCAAAGAAGAATTTAGTAAATTTATTTATTCGGCTGCCTATATGTTTGGAGATTGCAATGTATTGAAAAGTTTTATAACGGAAAATAAAGAGTATAATGATGAATATCTTTATGCTTTAATTATATTAATTTGAGTTATGATGATATATTATATAAGTGATTTAATCTCAAGGAGGTTTAAAACATGGCAGAAGTTAAAGTAAATCTTAAGTATCCTAACAACGACCAATTTGACTGGGAGACTCAAATGGTCTATATCAATCTAGATGAAGAAAGGAAGAAAGATTTAATTTCTGGTAATGGATTTATCATTAAATCTCCTAAGCCTATTAAAGATGATATTAAAGATCCTGAAGGAATCTTTTCTACTAAGTATGGACAGACTCTTCAAGATCTAAATCCTTTTGCAGATCGTTATAAATGTAAATGTGGACATACTAAGTCAAGAATCAACAGTGGTGAGCCTTGCCCTATATGCCATACTCCTGTAAGATATATCGACGATAACTTCTTATATACTGGATGGATTGTATTGAAAGAAAAATATCATATCATTCATCCTAGTTTGTTTATGGCTATCGCATATCTTATTGGGTATAACACATTTATCAATATCATCAAAGTCAACAAGAAAATTGATGAAGATGGTCAAATCATAGAAACAACTAAACCTCCAAAAGGTGAACCATTCTTTGGAATAGGTATGATGGAGTTTTATGATAGATTTGACGAAATTATGTCTTACTATTATAAGAAAACCAAGTCTCCTGCTAAACAGGAATATTATGATGATATCATGAGAAATAGAGATAAAGTATTCTCTAATAGTATTCCTGTATTTACGACACTATTAAGACCTTATAGATTGGAAGGTGGGGATTTCCATTTTGAAGAATGCAATGCCCTGTATAAAATCATGGCATCGTTAGCTTCTAAAATTAGTAATGATAAATTCAAAATCAATCGAAAAGAAAAAATGAAAAACGAACTATTGTTTGATCTTCAAATGAAGATCAAAAAACTTTTCGATGAGATTTGTAAAATACTGAGTGGCAAAAAGGGATCAGTCAGAACTCTCTTTGGCGGCAGATTCAATTTTACAAGTCGCTCAGTTATTGTTCCTAATAGCAATAATAAAATTGATGAGATTACATTGTCTTATCAATGTCTGTGTGGTCTGTATCAGCAGATTATAATAAATATTCTTCAGCGTTCTCATAATATGAGCTATAATGATGCTTATGAATATTTGGAAGAACACAGAAAAGAAGAAGATCCGATTATTATGTCAATCCTTGAAGGATTGATTGATGATAGAAAGAAACGAGGACTACGAGGACTACCAGTCATAATTAATCGAAATCAATTAGTTGGGTTTCGCGTATGTAGAAATACTACGAAAAATTTACCCTTTGAATTGCTGGAAGCTTGTTAATAACTTATTGACTACAACGTGGTTAGCAATAACGAGCGTGAATGTTTAAAAACAATAAGTGTTAAGTAATCAGCAGCTAAGTTTCCATATTAAAAGAAAATATTTATAAAAGGAGTTGTATTAAAATGGCATCTTTATTTACCCATCAGTATCGAATTACTAGAAAAGCTTTGTTTGAAGCAAAAACTATTTTGTTTGTAGAAAACGATACAGACAAGGTTTATATCCTTAAAGATAGAGAGGATAAGCTTTCGGGAAATAAATTGTCTTATTTCGATATTCCTGCGGAATTCTTTCAGCAGAAAGAGGCTCTTGTAGGTTTTACAATTACTGAAGAAGCAGATGGAAAAGTTAGTAAAATTGAATGCATTATCAATGGTCCCATGTTTAGAACTATGGTATTCAATACCAATGAATATGTATTTAAAACTTTCCAAGAAGAGCTTAATGATAAATTTAATAAAAAATTTGGTATTAATATGGAAAAAAGTTCAGAGACTATCGAGGCAGCATCTGACGATAATATGTGCGGAGAAGACTCTTGCACATTTGGATGAAAGATGTAATGTAGTAGAGTAGAGATAAGGTTGTGATAATTAATGGATATATATGCCAATGTAGATCAAATGCCCAAATTTAGTTACGGCGATGGATTCTATAAAATTAAAGGAAAAGAATTATATATTCCTTTAAACAATATTAAACAAACTGCATTGACTCATTTGAAATTAAAGTCTAATGTACATGCTTTAGCTATTTACTTTAAAGACTTTTCTAAAGTAGATAGAATAGTAGAATATACTAGAAAAGAATTTGACGAAGACTTTAAAGATTATAGTCAAGTAGAATTTGTTTTAACAATCTAACCTTATTTCGAAGTGGAGGGCACCTGACCGAGTAAAGTCGAAGGTGAAGATATAGTCCACCTGTCTCATATAGAGACAGCCAACAATTAGTTTTGGTGGTATCGTAGCAGTGTATTGCGTAGGAATTAGTAAAGGTTATACCATGAGCATTTGTCTCAATATTATAAAAGATTTAGCAGCAGATCAATTCGAGGTCCATCTCTTTACAGAGATGCTGATTAGGTTAATTGCTGGAAGACTAAGGAGGTATTAAATTTGACAATTAGAAATTGGTTGATTAATTATAATATTAAAGAAGCCGATGTAAAAACTTTATATGTAAAAACAGAGATGAGAATGATGATGTAACTAATTCTATTTATGATATGGAAATTAAGAAGATCAAATTCTATTATGACCATATTAAAAATGGATTACAAGTAGATATTATAGTTGTGTCAAAACCTCTAAGTTAATCAGCAGCCAAGATGAAAATTAATACTAAAGGAGAAAAAATAATATGATTCTGAAAACTTTGATGCAAATTTCCGATAAATCTCTTACCATGGCTTTGTTCTCTGAAAGAGAGACTATGAATGGTAAGAAAAAAGAAATTAATAGATATAGATATAATTTTGAAAAAGGTTATTGGGATTTCAATACTATCATTGATGATGAGAAACTTACCACTGTCGGTGAGTTTATGAAATCTGATCTATATCAGAAATATAAAAATAGTCAATTAGTTACTTGGTCTTTGTTGGACCCTAAGAAATGTAAGGGAATCGTAAACGAAGATAAAGCAATTAAATTTGAACGTAATCTTATTTTCTCAATTAGTATTAGATCATAAGGTTCAGAGACTAGTGAGAAATCACGTAGAGCCCAAGCTAATGGGGTTAGGTATGCATAGTGCTGGCAGTAAATCCTATTAAATCGAAATACCTAAAATCTTATATAGAAAGAAGGTCATGTAAATTATGGATTTTATGACTATAGATAAACTTATTAAGCATTTACAAAATTATAAAAAAGAATACGGAAATATTCCTATTATTATGGGATTATTTAATGAAGAAATAGATAATAGGGTTATATTTCCAATTATCTTTTCTTGCGTAATCGAAATGCATAAAGATGATACAGGTGAAAGTCAACTTTGTGTAATGCTTACAGATTCTGTAGTTGAAGCCGATGAAACAGATCTTATTGTATAAGATTAAGATATAGTCCGCTCTGTATGGAAACATACAGCAGTTCGTAAGAGAACGGTATATGAGTTGCGATCATATATGAACAATAGATTCGATGGCGATACCTTAAATATCCTGTCAATAATCAATAAAGAATTTGAGAAATTTGCTATGGCAATATTCAATCCTCGCAATAATTTCCAAATTTCTAAAAATGATGGTATGATGAATAGATCGGTCAACCATCAACGCGATGTCATTATTAACAGTAATTCTCTTATGCAGCTATCTAGAGATTATTATTCTGATGATGATATTGCTTATATCAAACAACTACAAGCTATGGAAGATTGACATATTGATAAAAATCCAAGGGTAGACAAGATCTACCCTTGGATAAATTATAAAAAGGAGATTTAATTTTATGATTAAACTATATTTTGGAAAACAGTATAAAGAAGACATTAATCATAATATTAGTTTAAGTTATAAAGATGGCGTCTATAAGATTTTTCATCGTTATACTGAAAAGATGAAGATGGTGCATAATGAGTACAAACTCGATATTAACGATATAGATATTTCTTTAGAAAGCTTTATCGCCACTATTATTACAGAAAAGATTAATGATGGTGAAAAAGTTATTCTACTTATAAACGATTCTTTGGGAAATTTTGTAGCTGCAGAAGATGTTTACAAAGCTCTTAAAAAATACATAAAAGAAGAAAAAGTAGGAATCAAAATCATTACCAATGAGGATAAACGATGATTGAATTGTATATCAACCAATTTCCAAACAATATAAACGGACTTATAGAAATGAATGTAATAAAATCTAACGATTCAATATCTATTCAATATAGAGTAAGTTATTCTTATCAAAAAGATAAAGAAGGTTTTAATTATAATAAAACCATAAAATATAATAATAAATTATATAACGTAATATCTGAAACTATATTAAGGATATTGATAAGGTATAAAAAATTTTCTAAATTAGAAAGAAGAATTTTAGGAGAAAATACATTATTGCCCAATAATGCAAAATTTATTCTAAAAGGAAATATTTTAAAAGATTTACGATGTATCAGAATTATATACCAAAAGATGATCAAGAATGGAATAAGTACAAATATTTCTAGAATAGATGACGGCATTATAAACTATTGGATGGAGATATAATGAAAGTTAAATATTATGATTATTTGGGATTCATACAAACTGGAACTATAATTAGCCAATATCCTAATAGGCAAGATCCAGAAATTATGAATTTTGTTATCGTAAACGATGAACCAGGAAATAATATTACTGAATTTATATTTCCTGATGGAAAAAGTATTTATATTGATGGTATTTATCCTAGTTCTAGTTGCGAACCTATCGAATGAAATAAAGAGGGAGATTATCATCTCCCTCTTTATTTTTTATTGATTGTAAATGTATTAAATTTTAATTATATACTATAATAATGAAGTAGGATGAGCCCACAAAACTCATCCTACTTATTCTCCTAGAAAGGAGGCGGGGTTAATGACTCACGAAGTCTTTAACTTTATGTTATTTGTATTCTCCGGAATACAAATCATCGTTGATTTTGCTGTCATAACTTGTATTATGATGCAAGATTAATGGCCAGAAAAATAGGAGGAACAATAAATGAAAAAAGTTTTACAAGCCCAATATAAAATAACGGTTGAATGCATTCAACCGTTATTTTTTTTATAAAATTTCTCTTTGTTGCGTTTTAAAATAATCACTATCTTCATCTTTAGTAGACTGCATTCTATTTTTGTTTCCATCTCTAGTATCAATAATATAATTATTGATATATTCCATATCTAAATATACACCTATATATGTTCCTAAAGCTCTTACAGGTATATTAGATATAAAAGTCATTGTATTCCAATCCATTTTACCAACAGGATGTTCTCCTCCGTTAACCATAATTATATCACAGAATATTGATGGAGACATTCCTTGATAGATACACGTCTGTATATATTCTTTTAATTCCCCTTCAAATAGTTGAGAGAAATCGATAATAAGAGGTTTGTTAAGATTTTCTTCTTCCTCTTCATAAGTAGTAGACAGCCAAAGATGCCAACCTCTAGAATTGGTATCTGGAATAGGAGTTCCTTTAAATGTATAAACTGAAGACACCATTCCATTTACTTGATTCCAAGCAGAGTATACGGTTTTTATTTTATGCTCATTATTAGAATAATATGCAAATAATTTAGGAGCAGGGAATTTAATTTCTACAGACAAATCGATAGTAAAGTTATTAAGCAATTGCCCTTCTCTTTCACCATCATCTGCGCTTAAATCTGTAGGATTAATATTTACATACATTCTTTGCATTCTTAGGAAAAATTCATTCTTACCATTTTCTGCTCTAAATTTATAGAGGAAAGGAAGATAAGAATGGGTATTTAAATAAGATAAAAATCTATGGATATTTTTAATACGCGGATAAGATTCATTATTACAATAATTAGTTTCAAATCCAAGATCTTCTGCTATTTGCACCATTAGACCATAAGGAATATGAAAGTCTAAATCTACATCTTCACCATAC